TTACTCGTGAGTAAGAACTGTGCTACTCGCCCCCTCCGTGGCTAGCTGCCCGCCCCACATGAGCCATTCGCGGCTCGCTCCAGTGGCCCGATGAATCGCCTGAATCTTCTCCGTGAGCTTGTGGGGACTGCGCCCGCTTTCAATCCCTTGTAGGGCATTCTCGGTCAATCCAGTGAGCTGGGAAAACTCCCTGCGGCTCATCCTGAGCGCATTTCGCAGGACAACAACCCTGGCGGCAAGAGTGTCTGCCGGAACCCAGTTGTTCCCGTGAACCTTCTCTGCTGTCGTCATGGGTAAATGATGACATCTCTGCAATCTGTATGCAAGAAGATTGCATGCTTGAGCTGCAAGTAAACAGATCATTCCTGAGTTATGCTTGCAATTAAATTTCATGCATGTAATTATTTCGGCATGAGCGCAAAACTTCTGCTGATCGAGGCTCGGCTCGGTGGTCGAAGACTCCCCGAACTCGTCGGCGCACGCCGGGCACAGGGCAAGTCCTGGCAGGGCATTGCCAACGAAATCCACGACATGACCGGTGTTGCGGTGTCCCGAGAGTCCTTGCGTGCCTGGTGCAATCAGCCCAAGGCGGTGGCCTCATGAGCATGCTCGTCGCCGTATCCCCGTTCGACGCCATCCGACACCTGACCGACGGAGGCCGCGAGTACTGGTCGGCACGCGATCTCATGCCGTTGCTCGGATACGAGAAGTGGGAGCGGTTCGCCGACGCCATCAACCGCGCCAAGAGCGCTGCACGCAACGCCGGGTACGACCCTGCGACGCAATTTCCCGGCGCCGGGAAATTGGTCTCCACCGGCAATGGAGCGCAGCGAGCGGTCGAGGACTACCACCTCTCCCGGTACGCCTGCTATCTCGTCGCACTCAATGGCGATCCACGCAAGCCCGAGATCGCGGCCGCACAGACCTATTTCGTCATCAAGACCCGTGAGGCTGAAACCGCCACGGCCGCGCCCGCGCTCACGGGCACCGACCTACTCGCCGCCGCCGTGCTCGAAGCTCAGCGGATGATCGAGGCGAAGGACGCTCGGATCGCCGAGCTGGAGCCCAAGGCCGACCTTGCGGACACCTACCTCACTGCACAAGGCGGGCCCCGGCTGATCCGGGAGGCGGGCAAGCTGCTCGGCATGCGCGAGCGCGAGTTTCGCCAGTGGCTCCTGGATGAGCGGCTGATCTTCGCCAAACACGCTCCGTGCGGCGCGGTGCAGTACGACCACTACGCGCAGTTCGCGCACTACTTCCAAGCGCACGAGCACGTCGTCGCGCACTCATGGGGCAGCTGCGCCCACTACACCTTGCGCATTCTGCCGCGAGGGATGGAACTCATCACCGCACGCTTGGGCCGAATCCCCAGGTAATCGCAAGTCCCACAACTGAATAGATAAAGACGCTGGCGGTCCCGTCGCCAAACAGAAACCGCCAGCGTCCCCTACCAACCAATCCTACTGAGAGGACTTGGCATGCCCCAACATATCCGCAGGCGGTCGCACGGGCGCCGCCGACCCCGGCTGAGCAGCTACGACGCGATCACCGTCGTGCTGGCTGCTATCGCGGTGCTCGCCGCGATGCTGCTGGCGTCACCGGACTCGCACGCCGACCCGGTGACCGATGACTTCGTGACGACGAGCGGCTGGCGCGTGTGCAACGAGCTGGACGCGCAGCCCAATTTCGACGGCATCCGGTACTCATACCGGGCACTGTCCGCGCGCGGCTACAGCCTCGATCAGTCGGCCCAGATCATCGTGGGCTCAGTGAAGGTGTGGTGCAAACGCCATGCGCCACTACTCAAGTCATACGCCGACACCTACGCTTCCACGCCGCAGCAGAGCCAGGGGCGTGCGGCATGACCATCACCTTTGACCCCAACCCCACGTTCGACGAGCTCATGGCCGCGTTCGACAAGGCCGAGCAGAAGTGCTCCCCCAACGTCGCCAACAACGTCTTGGACCTGCAAATCGCTGACCTGTTCGAGAGATTGGGCAATCGCGGTATCGCCGTCCTGGTCGCCAATCAGAAGGCGTGGCGCGAGTCCGTCAAGGAGTCCGGTACAGACCCGCGATGCGCCTGGACCGCCGACGCTACCGCCGAGATCTTGCTCGTCGAGTTCTTCACCGATCGCGACAACCGGGACAAAGCCAGCGCCGCGATTCGTGCATCGGAGGTGAGCTGGTGACGACTCACTACCTCAAGATCGAAAGTTATTGGCACGACCTGCTCTACGACGGCAGCAAGACGTACGAGGTGCGCCGTGCTGATCGCGATTACCAGAAGGGCGACCGCATTCTGTTCAAGGTGGGATCGTCCGAGGCACTCTCGTACGCGGAATGGACCATCACGCACGTCATGTACCAGGCCCCGTGGGTGGCCGATGGCTACGTGGTTCTCTCGCTGGAGCATCCACGCAAGGCGCGACGTGAGAAGGAGTACGAGGCGCGCGGGCGGAGCATCGAGAATCTTCGCCGCTCCAATGCCGCACTGCGTGGGGTGATTACGCGCCTGCGCAACCAGATCAGTATGCGCGACCACCAGGAGGTGGTGTCGTCATGACCGTTATGACGATCGACGTTGACGAGAGCTACGAAACGAACATGCGCGTCCTCAAGGGCGTGCTGTACCGCCTCGTCGAGGCTGTCCGGGAGACCGACCCTCATCAGGTGCATCGCGAGCTGGTCTCAATGTGGTTGCGCCACCCGGTCAAAGCTGCACAACTGATGATGGCGCTTGCCATCGGATTCGACCCGGACACGGTGACAACCAAGATGCTCGACCGGCGCGCCGAGGAAATCGCGGGCATTACAACGCTGCCCCACAAAGGAATTGAGGTCTAACCATGCAGAGCATGAAGACACATCCAGAGGCCGCCTTGGGCGATTGCCCCGCACGGTTCGACAACTACGTGTGCACCCGCGACGCGGGCCACGACGGCAGTCACATGGCCAACGCGTTCGTTGAAGTGGTTGCGATCTGGGACAACGAACTAGCTTGGCGTGAAGACGATGCCCAGGGCTGTTGGGCCCAGCGCAAGGGCCGCGAGTGGGTCGAGGCTGACGTATGAGCGAATGCATCATCCAGGTCGAAATCCCCACCGCTGACGGCGTATACGCCGGTATTCCTGATGAGGTCTACCACGCCGACCGCACCAGCTTGTCGTCGTCAGGTGCCCGTGCACTGCTGGCGCCGTCCTCGCCCGAGATCTTCCACTACCAGCAGCGGCAACCGCCAGAACCCAAGCCGCAATACGACTTCGGGCACGTTGCCCACAAGTTCGTGCTGGGCGAAGGCGCCGATATCTGCGAGCTAGATCCGGCCGTTCACGGGCTGAACAAGGATGGCTCCCCCGCCAAGTCGCCCACCGCCACCGCGATGTGGCAGGCAGCAGCCGAGGAAGCGCGCAAGGCCGGTCAGATCCCGATGCACATCGCCGAGGTGGCCAAGGCCAAAGCGATGGCGGCCAGGGTTCACGAGCACCCGCTCGCCGGGCCGCTACTAGCCGACGGGACACCGGAGCTGTCCGGGTACTGGCACGACCGGGAGACGGGCGTGCGCCTGCGGTTCCGGCCCGACTGGCTGCCCAACCCCGGCCAGGGACGGCTGATCGTCGTCGACTACAAGACCAGCTCCAGCGCCTACCCGGGCCACTTCGCCAAGGCCGCAGCCGAATACGGCTACCACCAGCAGGCACCGTGGTATCTGGACGGCCTGGCCGCGTGCGAGATCGCCGACGACGCCGCGTTCCTGTTCGTCGTGCAGTCCAAGACGGCGCCCTATCCGATCACCGTGGTCGAGCTCAAGCCCGAGGACATCGACCTCGGTCGGCGCCGCAACCGCAAGGCCATCGACCTGTACGCCCAATGCGTCGCCGATGACCACTGGCCCGGCTACGGCGACCACGTGCACTCGGTATCGCTCCCCAGTTACGCCACCTACCAGCAAGAAGGAGAACTCGATCAGTGACCGTCACCCCCTACCAGCCCATCTCGCCCGCACCGCGCACAGCGGTCAGCCAGGCCACCTCGGTCGAACAGTCGCGCGCCGTCGCCGAGGTCCAATCCGCCGTCATCGTGGCCCAGCAGATCCCGCGCGACATGCAGCGCGCCGAAGCGGAGATGCGCGATACGTGCAATCGATCCGCGATGGCGAAACAGGCCTTCTATCAGGTGCCGAACCGAGGTAACGGCGCATCTGTGCACCTCATGCGCGAACTGGCGCGAGTCTGGGGCAACGTGCAGTACGGCGTCAACGAGTTGCACCGCGACGACTCCCGGGGCGAGTCCGAGGTTCAGGCGTGGGCGTGGGATGTGCAGACCAACACCCGCTCTACGCGCACCTTCATCGTCCCCCATGCCCGCATGTCAAAGGGGCGCCGCCAAGAACTCACCGACCTCGGTGACATCACGAACAACAACAACAATGCTGGTGCTCGCGCTGTCCGCGAGTGCATCAACGCCATCTTGCCTAAGTGGTTCACCGAAGCGGCACAGGACATCTGCAAGGCCACGCTGGAGAACGGCGAGGGCGTGCCCTTGCCCAAGCGCATCGAGGACATGATCGCCGGATTCCGCGCCATCGGCGTCTCACAGGCGCAATTGGAGACCAAGATCGGCAAGAAGCGCGGCGCCTGGGATGCGGGCGATGTCGCACAGATGGGTATCACCTACACCTCGATCACCCGCGACGGCTACGACAAAGCCGAGATGTTCCCGCCGGTCGCAGGAGTGACCGCCGACGAGATCAAGGCCAAGGCCCCGGACAAACCGAAGGCCGAAGCGGCACCAGCTCCCGAGCAAGCGCCAGCCTCCGAGAAAGTCGAGGAAGCACCCGAGGCCAACCCCGCTGAATACAACTCGCGCGGTGAGTTTCTGGCCACCAAAAAGACCATCGGCACCATCCGCGGCCTGCTCGGCAACGCGGGCTATTCCCTGCGCGGCGATGCGGCCACCGTCAAAACGCTCACCTATCTGGCCACTGTCGTCGGCCGCGAAATCCCCGATATCAACGACCTATCCGAAGCCGAGGCCGAGGTAGTGACCGACGTTCTGAACCAACCCACCACAACAGAAGGGAATGAATAACCATGTCCGACAACGACACCGAGAAGAAAGAGGAAGGCACCGAACTCGCGCCAGGCGACATCACCGAGTTCATCGTCGTGCTGACGCAGCTCGACAAGGGCCGCACGCAAACCGCCGCAACCAAGGCGCTGCACGAATGTGTCGAGGCTGCAATGGCAACCGGCAAGAAGGGCGGTTGCGTCACGCTCAAGATCAAGGTCGAGCCCCGCGAGTCCGGGGCGGTGTGCCTTGTCCCCGATGTCGTCAGCGCCCCCGCCAAAGACCCTGCCGGAACGATTTTCTTCGCCGACGGCGAGGGGGGTCTGTCCCGCGACAACGCCGCCATGTTCTACGGCACCAAGTAACCCAACCCGTCCAAAGGAGTAACACCCATGTCCGACAACGCCATTGCACTACCCGTCCACGCGACCGAACTGATCGATGAACCCGAGGCCGACACCTCCCTCTACCTCGTCACCGCCAACGGCGAGAACGGCCTCCAGACCGAGGTTGTCGACGTACGAGGCAAGGTGCCCGCAGCGTTCCCGCCGCGCGCACCCGAGCGCCGAACCGTCACCGACACAGCCTCATTCCTGGCCGAGGTCACCCGCCGGCCACTACTCCAAGGCCTCTCGACCGTCTGGGGCAACCGCGACAAGGGCCAGGTCAGCGTCATCTACAACGAACTCGGCACGGACGCAACGGCCGACTACACCCGCCGAAACGATGTGCTCACTCTTCAGTTCGTCGCCGATCCCGATTGGGCCACCCTGTTCAACGCCGCTGACGGCAGGTTCCACACTCAGCTGGAATTCGGCGACCTGATCGAACAAGCCGGGCACCTGATCACCTCGCACCAGGCCGCCGATGTCATGGAGATCGTCGACAGCATCCGAGCATCGAGCAAGGGATCATTCGAGTCAGGAATCAAGCGTGCCACCAGCAGCGTGAACCTGACCTACAGCGAGGAAGTATCGGCCAAGGCGGGCACCGCAACTCGGCAGCTTGAGGTACCGCGCGAAATCACCTTGTCGGCCCGACCATTCGAGGACTACCCGGTCATCGAGGTTCGGTGCTGGTTGCGCCTGAACATCTCGCAGGGGCAATTGGGGCTCGGTCTGTTCCCACAGCCCTATCAGCACCTCGTGCGCGATGCGTGGACGCACGTAACCGGCGAGCTGTCCGAAGCACTCGGGGTGCCCGTCTACGCCGCCAATCTGGGCAAGTAGGGGCCGACAATGCCAGTATCCATGTGGTTCTTCCTGATCTTGGTCGTCATCGCCGTGATCGCGGTGATTGTCGGGCTGTTCATGCAGCGCGGCAACGACAAACGAATCTGTTTCGGCGGCGCGGGTGTGGTGTTCCTGTTCGCGCTGGTTTTCCTGGTGTTCGCCGCGACCACTGTGGTCGGCACTCGCCAGATCGGTATCGAGACGACATTCAGCCGTCCGACCGGCACCACGCTGACCAACGGCCTGCACCTCAAGGCGCCATGGACGGAGGTCACCGAGATGGATGGCGCCGTGCAGATCGACCAGCACACAGGCGATCACCGCATCAAGGTGCGACTGGGCAACAGCTCCACCGCGGACGCTGATGTCTCGGTGCGCTGGCAGATCAAGCCGGATGCCACGCCCGATCTTTTCGTGCAGTACAAGACGTTCGACAACGTGCGGTCGAACCTGGTCACCCGGAATCTGCAAGTCGCGCTCAATGAGGTGTTCGCCTCATTCGATCCGTTGGCGCCGCAGAACCTCGACCGCTCGCCACTGCCCGAACTCTCGGAGAAGGCGAAGGTGATCCTGGCGGGCAAGGTGGGCGATCAGGTCGAAATTCTCGACGTGGCGGTGCCGACCATCGACTACGACGACGGCACCGAGCAGAAGATCAACCAGCTCAACCAGGAACGCGCCGCGACGGCTGTGGCCGAGCAGGCCAAGAAAACGGCCGTGGAGCAGGCCAAGAAAACGGCCGTGGAGCAGGCCAAGGCCAACGGCGAGCTGGCGGGATCGGTCTCACATGACCCCAACGTCCTGGTCTCCAAGTGCCTGGACATCGCCCGCGAGAAGGGCCTCGCGCTGCTGTGCTGGCCCACCCCCGTCCTGCCCACCATCCCCACCAAATAGAGGAGACCTGATGTCCCGCAACCTCATCGTCGTAGACCTGGAAACAACCGGCCTCGGCCCGCAGTGCGCGCCGATCGAGGTTGCGGCCATCAACGTCGACACCGGAGAAACACTCGAATTCGTGCCGTACATCGACCTCAAGGACTACGCCATCACGCTGGAGCCCAAAGCGTTCGCGACCAACCGATACTTCGAACGCGGCGCGTACGAGGTGATGCTCACTCCCGACGAGACCACCAAGCACTGGATGCAATTCCGGGACATGCTGCGCAAAAACACATTCGCAGGCTGCAACCCCGCCTTCGACGCTCGGATAGTCGCCAACGCTTGCACGCCGACCTGGCACTACCGCCTGGCCGACCTCGCCGCCTACGCCGCCCCAGCACTCGGGCGCGACCCGTCCGAGCTGCCGGGACTGGCCGACGTACTCGCCGCCCTCAAGATCGAGAACCGTTGCCCACATTCGGCCCTCGGCGACGCCGAGGCCACCGCCAAGGCATTCGTGAAGCTGCGCGACATCTACGCAGAACAGCGGGAGTCCGCGCGATGACCGCCCCCTCCATCTCCCGTCGCTACATCGACGCCACCCCCGTGCGCGAGCACCTGGAGAAGCTGCAGGCGATCGGCTGGACCATCAACGCCATCGCGGCCGCCAACGGTCACCCGGGAAAGCTCGTCACTACTCTGCGCCAGATCCTTCGCGGCCAACAAACCTGCGCCCCATCGACCCGCGACTACGTGATGTGGATGGACCCCGAGCTACCTCCCGAGACCGGAAAACCGTTCGTACTCAAATGGTCCGAATACGTGTACATCGGCGTACCCGACCATGCGGCTGCGCGCGAAATGGGCATCACCTACAACTCCATGTCGGAACAGCTACGGCGCAACGGTTTCCAGCCATCTGCACTGCTGTATGAGCTGGCCCGCGAGGAACGCGAGAAAGCCAAGGCACCTGCATGATGCTCACCGAAGATCAACGCTGGCTATTGCGGATGGTCGGCGGGTGGGAAATGCGCGACTGCCTCATCGGTCCCGCAGGTGTCACCCGCTTGATGCAATCCTGCTACGGCGGTACCCGCCTGCCTACAGACGGATACCCGTCTCACCTCAAGGGATTTGAGTGCGGACACGGCAAGATCGTATCGAGGGGCGTCCCCGTCGTCACCGTGACCACCGCGCAGCTGAACAAGTACGCGCGCTCCCTGCCGGTCGATCTTGTCGCCGAGATGCGCGAGTGCGCCACCGCCGCACAGCGCAATAACCTACGTCGCCACCAGTTCTGCCACTGCGGGAGCGAACCGTGCGGCTACGCGTACATGGGCGATCGCATTTGCCCGCCGACCGGGCAGCAGGAAGCCGACGCCAAGGCCGAGTTCTGGCGCTGCCAGGACTGGACCGACGACTTGCTCGACCGCGCACTCGGGTTCGCCACCGAGGCCGAGCCCATCGGGCAGCTGGAGCTGTTCGGAGTCAGCGCATGACCGCGCCCTACTACCAAGATGAATCGGTCAGCCTGCACCACGGCGACGCGCTCGACGTGGCCAAGGCACTGCCCGCCGGCGGGGCCGATTGCATCGTCACCAGCCCGCCCTACTTCGGCCTTCGCGACTATGGCGAGCCTGGCCAGTATGGGCTGGAGGACTCGCCCGCTGAGTACGTCGAGAACATGCGCGCGCTGTTCGCCGAGCTGCGCCGCGTGCTCACCGACGACGGAACACTCTGGCTGAACCTGGGCGACAGCTACGCCGGATCGTGGGGTAACCAGGGGCACGACCCGAAACACGCGGATCTGCATGTGAAGTACCGAGCCGCGGAGGCGTTGCCCGACAAGCGCAGCCGTGCAGGGTCAATCGGCCCGGGAATGCCGGCAGCTAAGAATCTGATCGGCATCCCGTGGCGCATGGCGCTGGCGCTGCAGGATGACGGCTGGATTCTGCGCAATGCAATCATCTGGCACAAGCCGAACGGCATGCCGTCATCGGTCACCGACCGCCTCTCGAACCGTTACGAGCACGTATTCCTGTTCAGCAAGACACCGCGGTATTGGTTCGACCTCGACGCGGTGCGCGTCGAATACGTCGGCGACCGCACACCGTCGCGTACCGCGCGATCAGGTGACACGAACAAGCCCAACAGCATCGCGACTCCATGGCGTGCTGACGCGACGCCCTATCCAGGCATGCGGCCGCAGGGCGCCAAGGCCTCCACGGGACGACGCCACGACGCTGCGCACCAGAACGGGCGCAACCCCGGCGATGTGTGGGTGATTCCGACGCAACCATTCACCGCAGCTCACTTTGCAGTGATGCCGCTGGCGCTCGCGCAGCATTGCGTGATGGCCGGTTGCAAGCCCGGCGGCACAGTGCTCGACCCGTTCAGCGGTTCCGGCACAACCGGAATGGCCGCACAGCGCCTCGGTCGCAAGTACATCGGCATCGAACTCAATCGCGACTACCTAGACCTGTCGCTACGCACCCGGCTGCACGCCGCCCCGCTCGATTTCGAGGCAGGCACATGACCACCGCCCGCACATGGTTCCGATTCCACTGCATGCGATGCGCCCGCGAGTTCCAGGCCAACCGCATCGCACACGAGTGCTTCAAATGCCGTACGGCGCAGCGAGACGCATTCCCCGAGGGACCTACCGAGGTCATCGAACTGAGCGGCACATGAGCGACAACCCGAACACGAATGGAGACAACGACATGAACGAGATGATCATCTACGGCGCCAGTGATGACCTACTGGAGGTCGAGGGCGCATTCACCGAAGAGTTCGACGCATACCGCGGAGTGACGGTGGTGGTAGAAGCGCCAAGTGGTGAAAGCCTCTGGGTCCGTGCGGTATTTGATATTGATGCGCCCTTGCGTGGAATAGGCCAGGGATGGGTGCTGTCCGTGCTACATCCTGATCCAATGCACGGCTGGCGGTGGCCCGTCAGGTTCGGCGCGCGCCCCGACGGGCCGGAAGATCCGGCGCTCATCGTCGAATGCCCAGAGGGCACGACGGTTCGTGAGTGGGTGCAGTGATGACCACGCCCGAGAAAATGCTTGAGGTATCCACCCGCGACCACCAGATGACGGTGCTTCGCGACGATGGCCTTTACCGGCACGTTCAGTTCGCCAAGCCGGGCACAGGCATCTGGCGATTCGACCTCGTGACGTGGCCAGGCCACCTGGTGATCACCGGGGACCTTGAGGACTTTCATTTCGCGCGCATCCCCGACATGTTCGAGTTCTTCCGCAAGCCGGTTGGGTACATCAACCCGTCCTATTGGTCCGAAAAGCTCTGTGGACCACAGCGATACGACTCGTTCTCGCCGGATGTTTTCAAGCGACATGTATACGAATACTTCCGCGATTGGTGCAGGTGGAACGCTGGACCGCACGACGGCCCCCACGCCCCACTGTGGAAAGCGATCCGTGATCAGGTCCTGCGCTACACAGATGATCACAATGAGACCAGTGCGCACCAGGTTCTAACTGATTTCCACTACGGCGATTTCGAGTTCGTTGACAGCTGGGAGTGGGACCTCAAGGACTACGACTTTCATTTCCTGCTGTCCCTGCACGCGATCGTGTGGGGCATCAACCGATACGACGCGGCCAAGACGGCGGCGGCGTGATGGCACTCCGCATCCCCAGGACTCCACCCGAGCCCCTGGTCGTCGTGTGGCGCAACCAGATACCGCACCGCTGCACGCTCATCTACTGGGGCCGCAAGTGGAGGTACACCGACCGCGAGCACCGGCTGATCAACCTACGGCGCATGCACGTCTGGAGCGCTCACTCGCCGGTCATTGGCGGCGAGGTAGTGGCAACACGAACCCCGAAGGCAAGAGGCTGGCACCGGATAACCGTGTACCAGGACGACGGCCACCCCGTGTCACTTGGTGCCCCCAGCGACAACCCCGAGTACTCGATCGCCGATTGGCCGATGCCGTGACCCTCCATTTCGAGCTGCACGTCAACGGCCGATCAATCGGCGAGGGCATGGACATCAAGCGCATGGCACCGGGGCAACCAGTGCCCGACGACGTGAACACCTATGTTGTGCAGGCCAAGTGCGACGGCAAGTGGCACACCGTAACCGTCGAGCACCGATATGGCGATGGGTCCTGGGCGCTGGTCCGCAAGGCGCTGACCGCAGTCGACCAGGCACGGCAGGCCCCGCCCAATGGGGACCGCAAACCGGCGCGAGCGAGCGACTGCGCGCGCTTGTGCGGCGCCCCTGGGTGTGCGTCGTGGGGGTGCCTGTCGTGACCCGCACCGCAGAGAGTTCAGCGGCGTACCGCGCCGGACTGTGCACGGACTGCAAGACCGAGCCGCACAGCCCCGGTCGGCCGCGGTGCGAGAAGTGCCACCAGAAACACCGAAGGGGTGCCTGATGCCGATCCGCCCAGAGAATCGCGACCGCTACCCGAAGGAGAAACGAATGCGCACAACGGTTGTGCCTCGACTCATCACATTCGAGACCGAAGAACACCTACACGACCATGCCGAGCGGCTGAACCAAATCGGTGTCGATCCCGACGTTCCGATCATCGACGCAAGCGGTCACGCTGTCCTGGCCTGTCGCACAGCACCCGGTGGAGACGGGTGGGGTTTCGAGTACTACTCACCGGGCGAGGACGGATTCATGCCTTGCATCCACCCCGCCGGGTCGGACTGCTGCGGAGGCAACGATCGAACCGGCGAATGGAAACCGACATTCCCAGTGACCGGCCTGGTCTGCTACGACCTGTCTGGCACCGAAGGCCTCTGATGCCCATTCGTCCGGAGAACCGGGCCCGGTACCCCAAGGACTGGCCCGAGATCTCGCGCCGGATCCGGTTCGAGCGCGCCAAGGGCCGCTGCGAATGCGTCGGCGAGTGTGGCCGGAGTACGCACCGAGGTCAGTGCCCGAACGTCAACGGAGCACCCGCCTACGGCACCGGTAGCCGCGTCGTGCTCACCGTCGCGCACCTGAACCACACACCCGAGGACTGCCGCGACGAGAACCTGCGCGCGATGTGCCAGGGGTGCCACCTGCACTACGACCTGGAGCACCACGCACAGACACGCCAGCGGGCACGCACGGCAGCTCTGGAGGCACAGATGGATCCGCTATTCGGCCCCGGAATTTTGGGGTGTGAGGGGGGTGCAGAACGTGCCGCAGTCTGAATACATGCACGCGAATCAGAGGAAGGAACACCGTGGCTAACTCGGCCGGAATGCTCAAGGAATCAATCTGGCGCGACGGCCATTTCCGAGCGCTCACGCGCACCGCGCAATGCACCTATGCGCAGCTGCTCAGTCAGAAGGATCTGGACCGCGCCGGGATGCAACCACTTCAAATCACCAAGTGGGCCAAGGGGTGCAACGAGATGTCCGTTCATGACCTACAGGCCGACCTCGACGAGCTGGAGCGTGAACGGTTCGTGTTCTACGACGAGGACACTGACGAACTGTTCGTGCGCGCCTACATGCGTACCACCGAGGTCACGCGGTATCCGCAGTACCTCAAGAGCGCCTTGAAATGCGCCGTCATGGTGGCCTCGCCCAAGCTGCGCCATGAGCTGGCGGTCGAGCTACGTCGCCTGCGCAAGCCCGAGGCGACCAAGGTCGCCGATGAGATTGACCCGTCTGACCCTGACCCCGATGACACCGTGACGGAACCGTGCGAGAACCCTGACGGCACCGTGCCCGAAGGGTGCGAGAACCCTGCCGGAACCGTGAACCCTGACGGCACCGTGCCCGAACCCTCTAGGGAAAGGGTAAGGGTAGGGGTAAGGGAACTTAAGTTGGTAAGTACTCAAGTTGGGGAGCGCTGCGCGCCGCCCCCCGAGTTCTGCCCCAAGCATCCTGGCGGCACCGAGGACCCGTGCCGCGCCTGCCAGCGCTACCGGGTGCAGTACTCCCAGTGGGCCGCAGACGACGCGGCTCTCGCCGCCGCCGAGCAGCGCGCACAACACCGGGGCGAGCGAGATGCCAAGCGCCAGGCCATCGCCGCGTGCCGCCTGTGCGACCAGGACGGCTACAACGGCCTCTCCGTCTGCGATCACGTCGACCGCTCGGCCACCGCCAGAGCCGGACTCGCCAGAGCCCGCGCAGCGCTCGAAAATCCCCCCGCCGCGACCGGATAGTCACCAATCCCCTGAAATCCCGCCAGCGGCGACCACAGCCCCAGGAATCGATATGCGAACGGAGACACGATGACCCAGGAAACGGACCCCGAGCGGTTTACCTGCCCCGGGCTGGAAGAGGGCGACCGCGTGGCCATCCAGCTCGCCGACGGCACGCTGACCGAGGGCTACTGGTACGACGGCGCGGTACACGACCAGCCGCGCACGCTAGCGCGCCCACCCGCGCCCTGGCGGATCTGGCCGGTGAACCGCGAGTGGCGCATCGAGAAGCGGCTCACCGACGGCTACGAGACCTGGTGCCGATTCGACACCAGCGGCGAAGCCTTCGCTGCGTTCGCGGCCGGTGGTGCGCGATGAGAGACCGCGACCTCGATGGGCGGGTGCTGAAAATCCGTCGCTGCCGACACAACCAGCGCCACTACCGCGACGAGTACGGAAACCGGCGCTGCCGCGACTGCGACGCCTTCGTGCGACCGGTAGCCGGTGCGGTGATGTGCGCACCACCCAAGAGGGACGGGCGATGAGGCGCACGCGCCCCGGCGACGCTGACCGGATAGATGAGCTCTGCTCCGAGGCTGGTAAGCCGTTGCAGCCCTGGCAAATTCAGTTCCTCACCAGGCTCGAACAGCACGATATCGATGTCCAATTCGCCGAAATGGTAAGGGGATTCAACCGTTGACCAAGTGCAAGCGGTGCGAACGCGCAACCGATCTGTTCGTGTGCAAGGCCTGCATCGCGGAGCTGCGCAAGCGCCTGGCTGATCTGCCGTGGTGGATCGACCGACTCACCGAGACCGCTGTCGGGCAGGCGAACCTGGGCGACGGAGCACGCAAGGGCGAGCGCCGCGACGTGCTACACGGTGACGACGCGCTCGTGAGCCACGTCGAACCGTTCCCGCGCGACAAGGACACCACCCCGACCGCCAGGGACCACCGAGACCGACACCAGGCGGCACTGTGGCATGCCCTGGCACTCGGCCGGGTCAACGGACGCGCAAGCGACGAGCTGGACCGGATACGCAACGCGCTCTCTACGACCATCCGCGACATGTGCGAGACGCGCGGGCTGGAGGTGCCCGAGTTCCGCACCCGGCCAAGGCCTCTGCCGGTGGTCGTCGAATCGGGTGCACGGCGGCCGGCAGATCGGTTCAGCCTCGATTCGGCGCCGCCGGCCCGGGCGGGCTCGTGTCGACGGTGCTTCGTCACACTGCCCGCCTCGTCCGCCGGACCGCTGTGCGACGACTGCGACGGCGCCCCGGAGACGCGCACGGCCGACGACTCCCCCGCGGATGACCTACGCGTGACCTACGCCGGAAGGCGCGGCGACGACACGCACTCAGTCGCGACGACAGCGCGCATGGCCAAGTGGCTGCACCGGCACGCGGCCAATATCGCGCTGCAGGAGAACGGCGCCGAGATCTGCGACGAGATCGAGCAGGTGTACCGGTCAATCACGCGCGTGGTGAACCGCCCACCCGAGCCCATGACCATCGGCCCGTGTGTCACCGACCCCGCTCCCGATGAGGTGCTCAAAGCCCGCGCCGAGAGGGGGGACACCGACACCGTCTGTGGCTATGCGCTCACCGTGCGCCCGCCCAACATCGATGTCGAATGCCCACAATGCGGGCTGGTGTATGTGGCCGCCGAGGTGCTGGAGTACAACCTGGCGGGTCTGGACGACCGCAATGTCACGGTGCGCGAGCTGGTCGACGTGGTACTACCCCGCCTCGACGAACACGTGCCACAATCGACCATCGAGCGGTGGATTAGACGCGGGTGGGTGCCGGTGCGTGGCCGGGACGCCCAGGGGCACCAGATGGTGCGCATCGGCGATGTGCGCGCGGTGCGAGCGGAGCGCCCCCGGAATGCGAGGTCACATGGCTGAATGATGCACACACGGGATTGCAGTTAGGGCTGTGGCACCGGAAGCGTGACACACCAGAGAACCATGCCCAAGGACAGGTACGAGGCAGTTCCGATCACCCATGGTGCGGTCAGGAATGTGCAAAGCCAAGCCAGGCTAGGTCGAAGCCCGCGAAATGCGGATTCTCGACGATCTCGACCGACCACATATAGATCTAGACAAAGGGCCAGGATCATTCCTACCGCCGCGAGTAAGGTCGTGAACTTCAAAGGTTCACCTACAACTTGCCCTAAAAGGTGATTCATATCGTCGGTCGTGAACTTATCTTCACGCGAGGGCATCATGGCACCAGCCAGCGCACCCCAAAAGGCCGCAAGCCCAAATGTTGTCACACCAACCAAGAATTTCGCGATCTGCTTAAGTCGAACCGTGAGTCGATTGTCTGGTATTAGGGGTCGAGGTGGGCATTCCCACAAAACTACTGCTGCAAGCAGCACCACCGCTACGTTTGCCCCAACCACGGCCACAGTCCAAGAGAACGAAGTGGGATGAAATTGCTTGAAACGAGCAATTCGAGACCCATCGACGAAACGCGACAGTGCGAACAGTACGATTACTGCACCCATAATGGCGAGCATCCTAATTCCAGCAGTGTTCGCCCTGCCTTCTTCATTTTCATCTGCAGCTACAGTCATTTCCGCCCCTTACTTGCGACTCACATAGAGTTTGTCCATTCGGCTTAACGTAGCAACCATGGCAGACACGTAGCCGCGTAGACAGTGCGCCGACGCGACACGCCGAAATTTCACTCACCACGGGGATACCGCTCGACAGTCTTTAACTCCGAGGGATAGCTCTGCGAAGTGATGGCGCGTAGTTTCGCGAAGGGTGCCGTGGTAAACATCACGCCTTAGAACATGCCGATTGACCTGCAGCTTTAGGGCATCTATTGACATTGACTGTTGACTTGTGCGTACACCGGGCACACAATGTATGCATGAGTACCAAGGAGCAGCGACTGGCTGTGCGCCTGACATCAGAGCAGGACGCACTGATTCGTCGTGCCGCTGAGGTCGAGGGGGCTACCTTGAGCGAGTTCACACTCAGTGCCACCTTGTCTCACGCACGCGACGTTCTCGCCGACAGGCGGCTGTTCATCATTGACAACGCCGCATGGGCAGAGTTCAACGCAATCCTTGATCGCCCTGTGCAGTTCAAGGCACGGTTGGAGAAGCTGCTGACCAGCCCATCTGTTTTCGATGAGTGAGTACAGCCGCCCCCGGGCCATCACCGAGCGCGATGACATCAGCGGTTTCGAGAGTGGTGCCCCCAGTCTCGACGAGTACCTGCACAACCGGGCATTGGCCAACCATGTAGGTGACGGTTCGCGATGCTTTGTCACATGCAAGGACGGCCGCGTAATGGGTTACTACTCGCTGTCGTCTACGGCTGTTCTCCGTTCTGATATGCCAGGGAGGGTGCGGCGAAACATGCCTGACCCAATCCCTGCAATTCTGTTGGCGCGCTTGGCTGTCGACCGGAAGACGCAGGGCATGGGGTTGGGCGGTTCATTGCTGCGCGATGCCATCCTGCGCACTGTGCAGGTATCCGAACAAGTCGGCGTGAAAATCCTGCTGGTCCACGCCCTGCACGAAGAGGCTCGCACCTTCTACGAGCGGTTTGATTTCGAACCCTCCCCCACCGATCCGCTTCACCTCTTCCTGCTCATGAAGGATGCTCGGGCAATCCTGGGAAATTTCAGCCACGCCTGACCAGCGCTGTCAGACCCTCGGCGTAGAACTTGCCCATGGACGCCCGTAAGGCCATTCGTGAGGTCATCGAGAGCATCCCGAACCTGTTCGGGATAACCCGAGGTGTGACCATCGGTGCCGAAGGTCAGACCGAGACCGTTCTTTACACGCAGGCGCAGGTCGCCGACATCATCGCCTCGATACTGCCCGACGCCCTCAAGACCAAGGGGCATGTGGTGATCGCACTACCCGGGGTCGAAACCTACGAGTCCGGCCGGCAATACGTCCGTGTACCCATCACCGCACAACCATGGTCTGACGGCGCCGTTCGCATCAGCCCGCACGGCGACCAGGTGGCCATCCGCAACGTGCCCGACAAACTGTCCATGCAGGACGCGCCAGCATTGGCCTCAGCACTCATGGCCGCGCATACCCTGTGGCGTCGCGACACGCGAAAACCCATATCGCAGGCCTGACCTGCACGTATGGCAAAATGAGTCCCAACATGTCGGTGGGACAACTATGTCCACTGCATGAAAACCCCGGCCTAGCTGGGGTTTTCGTCGTTTCAGGGGCGATGTCCATTCCGCCCAACCTCATCCCTTAGCCCGAGGGGGACTCATGAAGCGCACCATTGCCCGCGCGCTGCGCAGGCTTGCGAATCGTCTCGACCCGTCGCGCGGCTGGACCGTCAACGTCGAATATGCACATGCCGCGGCCGGGCGAAGCGCTGGCGACGCGTTCAGGCAACACATGCAAGCACCTGGAAACCCGTTCCCCTGATGGCCAATCAGCTCTTGGTGGATCTGCTCACCCGCACATTCGCTTCGGGAGCCCTTCAACATCCCGGCGACGCAAACAGTCCCGCACGAGTGATTCCGATTCCCGGCTTCCGCTCCACTGGCATGCCAGAGGCTCAAGCGCAGGAAATGATCGGCCAGGCCGCAAAGCTGTGGGCCGAGGCCCTTGGGTCGGTCATCGATGGCGAATTCGACGTACTGACGAAAGCCGATGCGGCACAGCTGCGCCAGGATGCCGCAGAAGCGCCGGATGGCACCCGAATCGTCACGCTGTATGACCGCACCGACCACCAGCGCGCCACGCCCTTGTTGGTGCTGACGGTCGGCAAGACCGACGACGTGACGATCGATGCCCGTCAACTACGAAAGTTCCTAGCCCAATGAGCAATATCAAGATCACCGTCGACGGCAAGGTCCTCATGGGCACCGACCCGGGTAAGTGGCGTTCCACGCCGCCGGATATCCCCGACCTTAAGCGCCAATCCGGCGGGCAGGGTTGGGGTCTGGCCGTGATGGTCACTCTCGCGCAGGCGGGCACGCTGGCCGAGCTGGGCCAGCCCATTGGGGACACCACGATGACCATCACTACCCGCGCCAACGGCTGGACACTGGATGTGGAGCAGGACGGCAGCGAGCCATCCGTCGCACCCGTCAAGGTCGCACCCGCACCTACGGCACCACCAGCGCACGCCGAGGCCGATGCAAGCGCTGGCCGCCAGGGGTTTTCGTCGGATGCGCTGATCATGGATGAGCCCTATGTCGCCGAGGCCCGGCCGTAAGGCCAGCACCACAGATCGCGGTCTGGGCTGGAAACACCAACAGCAAGCCGAAGGGCTGTTGCGCCGTCACGTCGACGGCACACTGTGCTGGTGGTGTGGCCTACCGATGTTCAAAGCGCCCTTGCTGGAGCGCAACTGGGACCGCAAGCAACTGGCCGCAGACCATAGCCAAGCTCGCGCATTCGGCGGACAACGCGCCGATCGCCTACTGCACGGCATCTGCAACAGCCAGCGCCAAGACGGCAGGCACGACGCCCACCGGCCCGCAGTGCTCGACGTTCAGCCATCCGAGTGGTCAACAGCCCTTGCGACACTGGGGATTACCACCGCGCCGATCACCACTACCGACAACCTGGCGATGGACTGGTGACCCTGTACCTGGTGACCGGCCCGCCTGCGGCCGGCAAGTCCACATGGGTGAGACAGCACGCCAAGCATGGCGACATCACGATCGACTACGACGCCATCGCTTCGGTACTCACGCCCGCGGGTGGAGATCCACACGACCCGCCCCAGCACATCCGCTCGGTCACCAAGGCCGCACGGCTGGCCGCGATCGATACGGCGCTGACGTTCGCGGGCCAGTGCGATGTGTACCTGATCCACTCCATGCCCGGCGAGGGACTGCTCGCGCGCTACCGATCCGCTGGGGCGCAGGTCATCACCATCGACCCTGGTCGGAGCGTGGTCATGGCCCGATGCAAAGCCGAGCGACCGTGGCGCATGGCGCAGGCAGCAAAGCGGTGGTACGCCGACCAGTCACACAGCAAACATGCCGACCCTGCCAGCAAACACGACGGAGGTGTGATGTCGTGGTGATGACCAGCCGATGGGCCGAAAAGCTCCTGACCAGCACCGATGCACACGCCCGAAAGTGCCATAACCGCAGGTCAAAGCCCCTCCCCCTGAAATTATCCAGGTGGGGGGCCTTCCTGACCCCCGGAGGCTCCCGTCAGGTTTTTTTTGAACGCGGCGAGTGATGACAGCAGACACGAAACCGGCAAAGGCCACCGCTAACTCAGCAAAGACTCCAGCTAAGCGGGCAACGCGTCGGCAACCGGCCTCCGAGAAGACAGTCGGCCAGCGACTCATCGAAGAGTTGTCACAACCCGACGACCCCTACCCCTTGCGGCTCATCATCGAGCAGGCCGGGTACGCCGCCGACTACCTCGCCCGGCTCAACGCTCTACTGGACGGCGACCGCGAGGCCTGGCTACAGCTCAAGATCGGCGCCAAGACCGTCGAAGTGGTGGTGAACAACGTGCTGGTGCAGCAGCGCCAGCAGGCCGAGCAGATGCGCAAGCTGATCACCGAGGTCTATCGCCAGCGCGCCGCACTGCCGGATGATCCCGATGACGACGACGTGCTCGCCGGTATCTGACCTGGCACCGCGTGAGTGGCCAGAGTTCATCGGCTTGTGGCCACGCCTGAAGGGCAGTCAGACACCACGATTCGAGTCCCGACACCCCGGCGATGAATCATGGGGCGACCGGGCGGCGCGCTTGGGATCGCGAATTGGCGTGCGCTGCATGCCCTGGCAGTGGCTCACCTTACGCGCGGTGCTCTCGCTACAGGAGCCCAACGAGTGGGGCGATCGCGTCTGGACGCACCGCGACGTGTGTATCGAGTGCCCACGTCAGAACGGCAAGACCCTGATCGTGGTGCTACGCATCATCTTCGGGATGCTGGTGCTCGGGGAGAAAATCGCCTACACCGCCCAGGAATGGGAGACGGCCAAGGACGTATTCGGCCGCTGCGTCGATGTCATCGACCGCATCCCGTCTCTCAAGAAACGCCTACGCTCCGAGCCAACTTCGGCGGGCAACCGCGGGCTGATCAAGCTCGGCAACGGAGAGGCCAAGTTCGGGCCGCGCACCGCCAAGTTCGGTCGCGGTCTGACCGAAGTGGATCTGCTGATACTCGACGAGGCCTACGACCTCACCGCGCAAGCCGAAGCGAGCTTGACCGGCGCGACCCGCGCCTCGACCAAGGCGACCGGGCCGCAGATCTGGTACGTCTCAACACCTCCGGTGGCCTCGGTACATCCCAACTGCCAGATCCTCACCGGCATGCACAACCTCGGGCACAAGCGGTCCCCGGATCTGTACTACGCCCTCTATGCGGTACCCGAGGGCACCGAGCTCGGCGATATCGACGCATACCGCCTGGCGCACCCCTCCCTGGGTGTCGTCGGCGACGAGCACGAGCTCGAAGCCAAACGGCGCAAGGCCCGCACCGCCGAACAGCGGGCGATCTTCACCGCCGACTACCTCGGGATCGGCGACTACCCGCCCGACGAGGACGAGGTTGGCTCGCCGATCCCGAACTGGAGCGACATGGCGAACGCCGACGCGAAGCTCACGGGAGCCCGCACCATCGCGGTGCGGCGATCCTGGAACCGTCAGGTGTGGTCAATCAGCGCCGCGCAGATGGCCGAAGACGGCAACATCCATGTCGAGGTGGCACCGCTGCGCACCGGCACGCACTCCGAGATCGCCGAGTACCTGGTCGCCAAAGTCACCGCGTGGAATCCGGTGGCGCTGGTGATCGACCGTAAGAACACCGCGCAGGTACTTGAACCGCTGCTCATCGCCGCCGGTATCGAGCCGCTGATGATCGGCACGTCCGAGATCGCGCAGTCCTGTAGCGGTTTCCTGGCAGACGCCGATGCCGTCAAGTTGTCGCACAGCGATCAAACAGTGCTCAACGACGAGGTGGCCACCGCCAGCATGCGCGAGCTGCCGGGCGGCGATTTCGTCTGGGCCGAGGAACCCAACGGCGCAGGCATGCCGCTGATGAACGTGTCCATGGCGCACTGGGCCCTTCGCAAGTACGGAACCAAGGCGCCCGCAAAGACCGTCAGCGCCCGCACCGGCGCCGCACGAGAGCACCAATCACACCGGCATAGCGCCGATTTCGACGCGATGAGCGCCGCATTCTGAGAAAGGGGGCGAGCATGGCCGATCAGCAGGCACCGAAGAAGACCGCCGCCCCGCGTACCGAACAGGGGTACGTGCTCAGCTCGGCCGGCGCGACCGGCTGGGGTGAACCTATCGACCAGTTCGAGCAGACCGCCGACCTGATCTGGCCGCTGTCGGTGTGGACCTACACGCGCATGGTCCGCGAGGACGCCCGAATCTCATCGGTGCTGCGGGCAATTGGGCTGCCCATTCGCCGCACCGCGTGGCGTATCCGCCAGAACGGCGCCAGCGATGAGGTCACCGAGTTCATCGCCCGCAATCTGGGCCTACCCATCGAGGGCGCCGCCGACGAGGACGAACCCCAGGCGCGGACCCGTGGCCGGTTCTCCTGGGATAAGCACCTGCAGCAGGCCCTCATGGCGTTACGGTACGGGCACTCGGTATTTGAGCAGGTCTACCGCCTCGAAGGCGAAGGCGCCAACATCCGCGCCGTACTGCGCAAGCTCGCCCCACGTCCCCAAGTGACCATCGCCAAGTGGAACGTCGACCGCGACGGCGGCCTGGCCTCGATCGAACAACACCCCTCCAGCGGGTTCACCATGACATCGAGCGGAGTGGCGATACCAGCTGGCGGGTCAATGGATTCGATCATTCCCATCAACCGGCTGGTCGTGTATGCGTACGAGCCCGATCCGGGTGTGTGGATCGGCAACAGCCTGCTGCGGCCTGCCTATAAGCACTGGAAGCTCAAAGACGAGCTGATGCGCATCGAGGCCGCCGCCGCACGCCGCCACGGCATCGGCGTCCCGTGGATCAAGGGCAACGAGAACGACTCTCAGGACGAAGAGCGCATGGACGCGCTGCTCGATGTCGCCTCTAAGTACAGCGGTGGCGAGTCGTCCGGCCTAGCCCTGGCTGAGGGACAAGAGGCCGGGATCATGTCGCCATCGGGCACCCCGATGGACCCGCGCCGTGCGATCGAGTACCACGACCACCAGATGGCGCTGGTTGCGTTGGCGCACTTCCTGAATCTGGACGGTAAGGGCGGCTCGTACGCGCTGGCCAGTGTGCAGGCCGATACGTTCGTGCAGTCGGTCCAGACGGTCGCCGAAGACATCCGCAACACCGCACAGGCGCATGTCGTCGAGGATCTGGTCGACCTCAATTTCGGCGAGGACGAACCGGCGCCGCTGCTGGTGTTCGATGAGATCGGTTCGCGCCAGGACGCTACCGCCGCGGCGCTGCAAATGCTGGTCAACGCAGGACTGTTGACGCCCGATCCACGTCTTGAGGCCTTCATCCGCTCGGCTACTGGCCTGCCTGGTCCCGACCCCAACTCGCCCGAGGCCGAATCCGAGCCCGCCGACGAATCCGCCGCCGCGCCCCGCAATAGCGCAGGGCCGGTGCGTGTGCGCACCCATACCCGAGCGCGCCCCGGTGGCGCCAGCACGGCCACGAGGAACGGAGACCCGACGCTGTGGTGACCAAGAATCTCACGGCGGGCCAACGTCCCCCGTGGTACAGCATCCGCAACGCCACCAAGACCGATGATGGTCCCGCTGAGTTGCTGATCTATGACGAAATCGATTCGTGGTACGGCATTTCCGCCGAACAGTTCGCCCGCGATCTGAAGGCCATCGACAACGATGCCATCACGGTGCGCATCAACAGTCCCGGCGGGTCGGTGTTCGACGGCATCGCCATTCTCAACGCGCTACGTGATCATCCCGCCACGGTGACCGTCGTGGTCGACAGCCTTGCGGCGTCGATCGCGTCGGTGATCGCGATGGCGGGCGATGAGATCGTGATGAACCGCAACAGCCAGATGATGGTGCATAACGCGTGGGCGGTGTGTGTGGGAGATGCCCGCGATATGGAGAAGAGCGCGGCGCGACTGGCTCAGCACAACAGCAACATTGCGCAGATCTACGCCGACCGGGCAGGGGGCACTGTCGAGGACTGGCTCGACGTGATGGCTGAGGAAACCTGGCTGCTCGCCGACGAAGCGGTCGAGGCCGGTCTCGCTGATCGTGTCGTCGAGCTACCCGAGCCTGACGCGAAGTCGGCCGCCGCGCGTGCATCGGTGTTCGATCTGTCGGCGTTCCGCTATGCCGGACGCCAGTCCGCGCCTGCGCCACGAATTCCGCTGGTGCACAACAAGACCCCTCGGCCCGAGAAGGGCGAGGTCAACAGAGGAAAGGAGCCCATTGTGGCAACCCTGAATGAGGGCCTCGCCAAGCTGCTCGGTATCGATGCCGACGCCGACGACGAGACCATTTTGTCTGCTGCCGCCGAAGCGCTCGAAGAGCGTGCCGACGACGGCCAGGAAAGTGGCGAAACCCCACCCGCTGCGCCGAGTCTGGAGCAGGCCACGGCCGCGCTCGCCAAGGCCGGTATGACGGTCGTCGAGCGGGCCCAGTACGAGGCCACCGTCGCGGCGGCGCAGGCGGGCGCCGAGGCGCGCGCACAGCAGTTGCGCGAGGGCGACGAGCGTGTGGTCGATCAGGCCATCGCCGACGGCAAGGTCGCCCCGGCACGTCGCGAGCACCACTTGCAGGCGCTCGCCGCCGACCGTGAGGGACACACCGCCGTACTGGCCGCGCTGGCACCCGGGGTGGTCCCTCTCGCCGAGACGGGGCATTCGACGCAGCCCGCAGACGGTCCGGTGCCCAATGACCTCAGCTGGTTCGACTCCGCGCCCACCGCGCCGAGTTCGGAAGGGAAGGAATAGATCATGACCAACGAGAACGTGGGCGTCTACGAGCCCGGCCGCGACATCACCGGCCGCGCCACAGCTGCCATCACCGGTAAGCGGTTCCTCAAGATCAGCGGCAACCGCACCGCCACCGGCAACATCGCCGTGGCCCCCGCTGATGCGGCGGGCCGGGTGTGCGGCGTCTCCAAGTACGACGCGGCCAGCGGCGACATCGTTGGTGTGGCGCGGGGCAATTCGCGTGTCACCTACGTGACCGCCGACGGCACGCTCGCCGCATTCGATGAGGTCGAGGTCGGCACGGCCGGCAAGGCCAAGAAGTTCGCCAGCGGCGTCGCCGTTGGCTACGCACTGTCCGCGGCGGCCGATGGCGCCGACGCCGAGATCAGCCTCTACTAGGAAAGGGCTACCCACCATGGCAACATCTCCCGTCGCGTACCCGCTGGGTGCGCCGGTCATCAATGACAACAAGATCTCGGTCGACCTGGCATATAAGCAGCCCGGCCGGATCACCAAGCGGCTCTCGGACCTGACGCTGCAGAAGTTCATTACCCCGGAACTGTTTTCGTCCTCGGGGGCGAGCACCACGGCCGGGGCGATCATCTACGACGTGATCCGCATCAACGAGCTGTACACCAAGAACGATGTGGAACAGCGCGGCCCGTCCGATGAGTACACGATCGTGCAGGGTGAGCGCACTCAGCCCGAGGTCGCCAAGTCCGAGGACTGGGGTGGCAAGTTCTGGATGTCCGATGAGGCTATCCGGCGCAACGACCGCGCCCAGATGGACCGCCTGACCACACAGCTGGCAAACACGCTGGTGCGCAAGATCAATCAGCGCACCGTGGCCGTGCTGGAGGCGGTAATCGCCAGTCTCGGCGGCGCGGGTGTCATCCCCGGACACGACTGGGGCAACGTCACCCTGACCGGCAACAACCCGACCCCGAACAACGCGCGCCCGTTCGCCGACATCATCGCCGCACAGCTGGCCGCCGATGTCGAGGAATTGGGCTACGTCTACAACGTGTGGGTCGTCAACCCCGTGCAGTACGCGGACCTGCGTATCGCCTACGGCCCAGACTTACCGCAGATCTTGGCCGACGCCGATATCTCGATGTTCCGGTCCAACCGCGTCGCCAACGGCACCGCCTACGCGGGTGTGCGCGGCGGTGTCGGGTTCCTGGACTACGAGCAGATGCTCTCGACTGAGACCTGGCGCGAGCCCAAGACCAAGCAGAACTGGGTCCAGTCTTCGGTGCTGCCCATCATGGGCGTCACCGACCCGTACGCGGTCAAGAAGGTGACCGGATTGAAGGGCGCCCCGTAATGCCCGAGGTCACAGAACATCGGGTGACTGCGGCGACATGGGAATACCTCACGCCCGCAGGCACTCGGCGGCGCGCGTTCTTCGGCGAACTCGTCACGCTCACCGATGATGAGGTCGAGCGCGGCCTCGCCGTCGGTGCCCTCGGTGTTGAGCCGCCGACCGAATCGACCGACGACGGCAGCGAAGCGGTCGAGGCGGATGCCACCGATGACGGCGACACCGATAGCGGTGACGGTGGGGATGGCGATCCCGGCTCCTCCGCAGGCGATTCCGGGAACCCGAGCCAGGCCACCGGTACCGAGGGTGATGCGCCCCGTAAGAAGCCGCTCAAGGCCGCGACCAAGCCTGTGCTGGTCGACTGGCTGATGGCCAACGGCACGTATGACCGTGACGAGCTGGAGGCACGGGAGAAGGACGACCTGTGGGCGCTAATCGAGGCCACGGACTAGTTTCGTGACCGACTTCCTTGACGTAGAGGCGTTCGCCGCCATGTTCCGGCCGCTGTCGGCAGCTGAGAAACTGGTGGCGGCGCCTCTACTGACGGTCGTCTCCGATTGGATACGCGACAAGAAACCGGCCATTGCCGACGATGATCCGGCGGCCAAGGTGGTCACATTCGAGGTCACCCGGGACGCGCTGATGTATGGCGAGTTTGGCCCGGTCTCATCGTTCACCAAGACGGTGGGTCATCGCACCAAACAGACTGCGATCGATCGTGAAGCCGTCGAGAAGTTCATTGCACGCCGCCACTACCGCATGCTCGGCCTGGCGCTACAGGCCAAGGCGCGCGGCCACTTCCCCAGGGGTGACTACTGATGGACACCCTGGGCGGGCAGCGGCTCGCGATCGTGTGGGATGTGCCGGTGCTCGACGGGCAGGGCGACCCGATCCTGGACGAGTACCGCAAGCCGCAAGTCACCGAACGCGTTGTGTGGGTCGATAACTGCCTGTTCGAGGTGCAGTCGACGGCCGAGGACAACCAGGGGATCACCACCACAACCACTGAGCAATCGTGGGCGTTCCTGCCGGTCGTCGATGGTCACATACCTGCTGTTGACGGCAGTGGTGCCGCCGCGCCCGTCGCGGTCGCCGACATCGGATCGGCGCACCGGATTCGCCACCTGGGCCGCGATCACAGCATGGTCGGTGACGCGGTGCTCGAATTCGACCTCGACGGCCGCGAAGATCATGTGTTCTGTATCTGCCAGCGCAGGGTCGGCTGATGGCCGCAGATCGCAGACCCAACCCGCTGGTCGCATTGGGTGTGCCGCAGTCCGAGATCGACAAGGCGATCCACACCTCGGCGCAAGCCAAAGCTGAGAAGGCGCGCGTCGGCAAGGAGATGGCCGCACACGCCAAGGCCATCTCGCCGGTCGATCACGGCGACTACGGCGCGGCGTGGAAAGTGCAGCAGGGCAAGGGCCGTGACGATGACACCAGGGTCGTCAACGACAACTTCAAAGCCCACTGGATCGAGGACGGCACCGGGGGCACCAGCCCGACACCGGAGTTCGCCGTCGCGGCCCGCACCGCCATCGCGTTCGGCGGCACGGCCGCCGATGTCATCAACAGGCCCGACTGATGACTGCCGCGCTGCATGAGCAGATGCCCCCCAACGCGATCGTGATGATGCTCGCCCACCTCGCACCGCTGGGCCCCTGCGACATCGAACGCAAGCCCGACGATCCGCTTCCGTTCCGCCAGATCAACATGATTGACGGCACCTACGACGCGAACCTGTTCTACTGCACCGCTGTCCTGTCGATCCACACCTTCGGCAAGACGATCACCGAGGCGCAGCGTGAGGGCATCAAGACCGATCGGCGGATCATGCTGCTCGGCAAAGACATCGTGGATGTGCCCATGCCCGATGGCACGGTCGCCAACGTCGACTACATCGACTTTCAGCAGCTCTCCACGCTGCGCGAATACAAGGCCGACAACGCCTTTCGCCTCAAGGCGATCTGCGAACTCGGCTTGTCCTTCATCTAAACGTCGCGGTCCCTCGATCGCGTCGCGGCGCTGTGCCGCACCAAATCGCCGGAATCTGTTCCCCTTTCCGGTTCCTCACCCATGAAAGGAGCGTCACATGACGCAACCCACACCCGGCGTTGACTGGAGCGACGGCGGATTCAACGACGTTGATAACCGGTTCGCCATTCGTGGCCCACTGGTGGCCGTGCTGATCCGCGACTACCGCGGCGCCGCGACCGATATCAGCCCGCACGTGTTCAACCCGCTCACCGAGGACGGCAAGCTACGCCCGGATCTGTTCGCGCAGCGCAAGATCGGCGGCGAATGGCGCACCAACCCCGAGCCCAACCAGGGCTGGCTGTTCATGGGTGCCAACACCAAGACCGGTGGCCCCGAGCGCGAACCGAACGTCGACGTCAGTCCGCTGGAGATCTTGCAGTCGAACTTCCCGATCGAGAACGACATCACCAAGATCGGCAAGACGGTGAAGTTCACCCCGATCGAATCGCTCAAGCCGTTGGTCAAGCGAGTGCGCAACAACCTGCCGCTACAGGACGAGGACGGCAACCTGCTGGTCGAGGACGCCGGTCAGAAGGACTTTTTCGTCGGCACCCCACTGGAAGCCGATTTCGTTCCCCGCCAGCTACTTTTGGTGCGCGCACGGTCCCGGGCCGGCGGCAAGCTGTACACCGTCGAGCCCATCCCGCTGTGCAAGCTGACCAAGATCGGCGCGGCCAAGATGGACAAGGAAGACGCCGACGCCGCCGAGTTGGAGTTTTCGCTCGAACCTGACCCGTTCTTCCTGATCCCCGATCCGCGCAACCCGGGCATCCTGATTCCCGGCCTGGATGGCGAATGGGTCGGCGGCAAGGGCTGGACCACGATTCAGGGCGCCCCCAAGGTGTCGAACACCCCGCCGACGGTCACCCCCGGTGCCGCCGGTAAGGCCTCGATCGTATTCACCGACCCCACGGGCGCCGGTGATCCGTTCACCTTCACCGTCGAAAGCACCGTCGATGACGGGACCACCTGGCTGCCCGCAGAGCTCGATGGCGCCGCGGTCTCCTCGGGTGGCAACACCACGGTCAAGGTCAAGGGCGTGGCAGCCGGTGCAACCAAGTTCCGCGTAAAGGTGACCGGCACCAACGGCGCCTCGGTCTACACCCCGAAGTCTGCCGTCGTGACCATCGCCTAATGAACCCTCACCCGGCGGGCGTCGGGCTGCGCCCGCCAGGTGAGCCCCACCCATGCAGCCCGAAAACCGAAGTCCAACAGCCCGAAAGGTTTCACCATGCCTGACAACCAGAGCCACGACGACGCCACTGACCCGCTACATCCCGTTGACCCGAAGAAGGCGCGCGGGCAAGCCGCTGACCTTCTTGGGTTCATGGCGGGTGTGACCTTTGACCTCGGCGGCGGCGAAGTTTGGGAGCTGCCCAACCCCGCGTTTCTCGACACCGAGCAGCGCAAGCGGTATCGCGACTACCTGCGGGAAATGAACGCCCTCGATACCGAGCTCATCGACCATCCGCTCGTCGAGGGTAAGAAGGTCGAGCGCACCATCTACCCGTACCTCAAGGATGGCCAGGACTACGACCCTGACGAGCAGCTGTGCATCGCGCTCATGGGTAGCAGAGCCATCTACGACAAATTCCTCGCCGCGGGCGGTGTTCCCGGCCAGATCGATACGCACTGGAAGCTGATGCAACGCCAGCTGGAGGAACGGACAAAGATCGACTCCAAAAGTAATTGAGGCAGTCGCACTTTGGAGTCGATGGCCCAACGCCATCGAGGCTGATCTACGTTTTCGCGGTGTACGCATCGCTGATTGGCACCAGGGCACGCGTGATGAGCGCGGCGCCCTGGTGCTCTCCAGCCGTCAACTACTGTCGCTGATCCACCAGCTACCCGAAGACTCGGAGTTCAAAACCCATGCGCCGCCGCCGTTTGGGCGCGACGGCGACTGGACGGTCATGCAGAAGATCGCCGCCGAGACGCACAACGAGCTGGCGGCATATCGCGCCAGCAAGTACACCGGCACCCCGCACGAGTACATGTACACCAAGTACTCATCGCCGCTGGCATCTCGCAAACAGCACGAACTTGACTCCGCTGAAAACGAATTCATCGAATCGGCGCGAGAAGAGCTGTTAGAAGACGCTTTTGGCGACTAATGATCAGGAGGTGAACCATGTCCGTGCAGATACCCATCGGGGCCGCCGCTGATCATCGGTCGTGGAAGCGGGTTGCCGACGACGCCACACGTACATTCGGCAACGCGGGCAAGGACGCCGGCCGCGATTTCGCCAACGCACTGGCGGGCAGCTCCAAGGAAGTCGAGAAGTCGCTAAAGCGCATGGGCGACAGGGCTTCTGATGCCTACGACAAGGCATCGGATGCCGTTGGTCGACTCAAGTCCGAAGAAGCGCAGCTGCAGCGCCTACGCGACAGCGATGCCGATGGTGCCCGGATCGTGCGCCAGGCCGAAAGGGTAGAGACCGCCCGCCGTGCCGAATCACGCGCCGTCCGTGATGCAACGCAGGCCTATCGCGAATACCAGGAAGCCGCAGACGAAGCTGGCCGCCGCAACAACACCAACTTCATCGGCGGGATGCGCGCTCAGGCTGGCCAGGCGGCCCAGCTCGGCCGCGACATGGCCGACGGATTCTCGGGCGGATTCACCCATGGCGTGAGCAGCGCGGCCTCAATCGCCCGACTCGGCACCGCAGGCGGTCCCATCGGAATGGCACTGTTGGGCTTGACCGCCGTCGGCGTCCTTGTCGGAAGCCGGATCGCCAGCGGCATCGCCGACGGCATGGCCCAGTTGCGTGTCGAGGATGTGTTCCGAACTCGCATGGGTGTGGACAAGGACACCATGGGCCGGTTCAGTAACGCCGCAGGTAGCGCATGGGCCAAGGGTTTTGGACAGTCCGCGCAAGAGAATCTGTCGACGCTCGACGTGGGATTTCAGGCACGACTGATCAACGCGAACACCAGTGAGCAGGACGCGCAGAAGTTCGTCGAACGCATGCAGACAGTCCAAGCGTTCACCGGCGAAGATGCCCGCTCGCTGGCACTGGGAGCGCGCGGTCTCGTCTCCGGCGGCATGGTTAAGAGCTATGTCGACGCCTTCGACCTAATCCTCGGCGCGCAGCAAAAGGGCCTCAATCTCACCGGCGACATGATGGACACACTCAACGAGTACGCCATCAACTTCAAAAACCTCGGACTAACCGGCGGCGAGGCACTGGGCCTGATCAACCAGATGTACGAGGCGAACATCCGCAACACCGATCTGGCCGCAGACTCATTGCGCGAGTTCGCCATCAGCGCCAACGACGGCTCGGTCAGCACGCGTGCGGCGTTCAAGGCCTTGGGATTCGACTCCGACGCGATGGGCAAGTCTTTCGCCGCGGGCGGGGACGAAGCCAAAAGGGCGTTCGAGGCCATCATGGTCGCAATGGCGGCCATCGAGGACCCGCAACAGCGCACGAACATCGGGCTGGCGCTGTTCAAAACCCGATGGGAAGAAGCCAACACCGCCATCGCTGCCATGGACCTCAAGAAGGCCGGACAGCAGTTCGACGACATCAAGGGCAAGACCGACAAGGCAACTGACACCCTGCAGGAGCACGCCAGCGGTTGGACCAAGCTGGGCGACACCATCTCCAACGAGATAGACAAGATCGAAAAGAGGCTCGCCAACACCTCATTCGTGAAGTTCTTCAGTCAGAGCATCCCGAACTGGATTGGCGAGCAGGTAACCCACCCCGTCTACGGCGGGTCGGGAGGCGGGCGAAACAGCGCGGGCGATGAGATCACCGCGCCGACGACCCCGGTTCAGCTCGACCCGAATCTGCCCGGCGCTTTCATCCCCGCACCGGGCAGCACCGCCAACGCTATCGGCGACGGCGTGGGGCTCGGACTGGGCAACTTGATCAACCCCACGCCCGGCGTCCCGGTACCGGCCAACTCACCACTGGCCCCCAAGCCGCAGAGTCCCGCAGGCCCGACGCCAGCCGGCCCGGGAATGCCGTTCGACGAGGCCAAGAAGCAGATCGAGGCCGCTGACAAGGGTGACAAGACCAAGCCCCCGATCGATCCGAGTCTTTGGTCGGTGGAGGCTAAGCCCGTTGCCATGCCGCCAGGATTGGCCACGGCGCCGACCGCAGCGCCCGGGGTACTCGTTTCATCTCCCAAGGGCGGCCCCGGTCTCGGTCGCTACGAGGTCGACCCCATGCGGGTGTATGACGCTGAGTCGTCGGCGATCCGGGCCAAGAACTCTCTGGAGCAGGACCGCATTGCGTTGATCCGGCTGGAGCAGCAGGGTAACGCCGATCAGGATGCACTACTGCGAGCGCGCAATCAGGTTGCTGACGCCGAGCGCTCGTACGTTTCGGCGCAGATGAAACTGGCTGAGGCGCAGCAAGGTACGTGGAAGAAGCTGGAGGGTGCAACGCAGGGCCTCGCCGACGGCATGGGCCAGATCGGTGCGGCACTGGACAAGGATTTCGGGATCTCCAAGGGCCTGCCGGGGCTGGCCGAGAATCTGACTAAGTTCCTGGCCAATATGGCGGCGGCCCCGATCCTTGGCCAGCTCGGCGCGGTCAGCCAGCTCAACCCGTCCAAGGGCGGATACGGCGCCATGGGCATCCTGGCCGCCCAGGGCGTGTTTGGGCCGCAGTACACCGGTGTTGCCCAGGACGTTGCCATGGCGGGCATCGGGCCGATGGCGCTGCAACAGGGTGCAAATCCCAACCTCGCCGCGATGTACGCATTGGCCGCGCGTGGCGGAAAGTACGCTCCGGCATCTGATCTGCAGAACGGGCTGGCCGACTGCTCGGGTGCCGTCTCGGATTTGGTGGAGGTGCTGCGCGACGGGAAGTCCTCACCGGCACGGCTGTTCGATACCACTGCGTTCGCCACCGATGCCAGCGCTGCCAAGCTCGGTTTCCTGCCCGGCTACCAGCCGGGTGCCTTCAATGTCGGCGTGAATCCCCTGCCGGGGCAGCAGGGCCACATGGCCGCGACGCTGCCCAACGGCATGAATTTCGAATCTGGTGGAGGACACGGCCCGATGCTGGGAGGCTCGGCGGCCGGTGCCCTCGATAAGCAGTTCCCCAAGCAGTACTACATGCCTCTTGGGTCGGGCACGTCGAGCGCACCGTCGCCGCAGCCGATCGGGCCCACGGTCGATTACCGGGCGCTCTACCCCAAGACGGCCGGTCCTGGCGTAGCGGTCACCGGTAATCCGTCCCTGGACGGTACCGATCCGGTGATGAGCGATCCGACGTTGACCAATCCTGCCCTGACGGCAGGTATTCCGGCCGCTGGCGGCGGGTGGGGTGGGGCTACCGGGCCTGCGCAGGCCTGGAGCCCGTCATCGACGCGCATTGGTGGTGTGGAACCGGCGAGCGGTTCGGGTGCGGGCGGGGTCGGTATCACTCCCGGCGGCACTATCGATACCGCGATCGGGATGGCCGCCTCGGCGGCCGACATCTTCGCCCCCGGTGCCGGGCAGGCAGCGCAGACCGGGATCAAGCTGGCCAACAGGGCGATTCAGTTTGGTGCGCAGGCTGCAGGTATCGGGGTGCAGGGCTTGATGGATACGGTGCTGCCGACCGCGGGTTCGGAGCTGGCCAACAAGAGTTGGCTGACCAAGATCCTCGGTGGTGTCGCTGGTGCTGCCCCGGCGATCCCGAACGTGGCCGGCAAGGCGACCGCGCCACCGAACCCGAATCAGGGCGACCCGAACGCCCAAGGCGGCCCCGTCAAGGCGGGCGACACCAATATCCACGTCACCAACAACCGCGCCACCGAGGACGGCACCGGCCGCGATATCGCGTTCCATCAGCAGGCCCGTAACTCCGGGCCGGGGATGTGACCGTGACGATCCGTTATCCGGCCAACCCCGTCACACCCCATGGCTGGTATCACCTCGTCAACGGCGAAAAGCCCATGATGCGCCTGACCGCCTTTGACGGGTCGGTCGAGATGTTCATGATCGGCGGGTACGCGATTCCCGACCCGTACACGGCGCCAGAAGCCGTGCATTTGATCGACCTCGAAGGCCTGATCGCGCCGTGGAAGCACGTCACCCAGAAGGGTGCGACCGAGGATGGCGTTCACCATATCGACGCGTTTTTGGATCCGGTCGAGGTCAAGCTCACGGTCAAGTGCCGGGGCCGCAACGCCGCGCGCACGCGCCGGGTCTATCGGCATCTGATCGATTCGCTGGACGCCATCAAGTGTTCCCGGCTGGACTTTTTCGATCACGATGCCGGGTACTGGTGGGCCGACGTGCGCTGGTTCCAAGGCGGGCAACCCGATCCGGTTTCGGCTATGCGCAAGGGCACCTCGCAGAAAGCCACGCTGCGGCTACAGGCCGACACCGGCACCTGGAAGTCGTTCGACCACGCGGACTCGTTCGCGTTCACCTACGACGCGATGACCGACACCTTCGCGGTCGACCATCGCCAAACCAAGGATCTCGGCGCGATTCCGCAGCGCTACAGCGGCCCCGGCGGCGGGTTCTGCACCTCCTACAACGACCAAATGCGTTGGTGGGACGACCCCGAACACGGGTTTGGCACCCAGTGGCGCCGGGTCATCAACGGGCCCTGGCCCGATTTCGACACCGATACCGATAACCAGGTCGTCTCCCAGGTGCACGGGGGATTTCAGGAGTGGTCGGTGCCCGACTCGGGCCGAAACATCCTGGGCGCGCGCATGAACCGCAATCCTGACGGCAGCTGGGCTGGCGACGGGGTGTTCGTCGAGTACGGCGCTGGATACCTGCGCGTGTACTACACGGTGAACTTCGTTGAGACCACCTTGCGCAGCTGGCCGCTGGCCATCCCCATCGGGCCGCTGCCGGGCGAGAAGTTCACGCTGGTGTGCGGCACCGAGGATCACCCGCGCACGTTCCGCGTGCTGCGCAACGACATGGAGATCTTGTCGGTCACCGAAGCCGGCACGGGCTCGCCCCTGGGGGCAGCGCATCGGGGCGTCGGCAACGGCATGTTCGCCGCCGGTGCGGTGATCAGCCAGGCTACACCGTCCTCTATCCGCAAACTTTCCGCGGGCGATAACGCTGCCGTGGCGCAAACCGGGTTCCTCAAGCGCATCAACATCGGTGATCAGGACATGTACGACGACTACGTGCTATTCGGGCCGTTCACCAAGGTCAAGATCTACGACGGGCCCGGCTCGGACGAATATGTCGAATTCGGTCCGCTGCTACCCAATCAGGTGGTGTTTTTGCGCACCGATCCGCGCGTACACACCACCTTGGTGCAAGACCTGACCTCGGTGCCGCCCTCACCGCAGGAACTCGATTTGTTCCAGGAGGCGATCGAGAAGTTCATGAGCTTTGCGGGCATGAACGGTACGGCGTTCGCCGATCAGATCAAGTCGCAGTTCGGCATCACCCCGCCGCAGGGCCCGCTGTACAAGTACCTCAAGGGCCGCTTTTCCAAGAACGCGGCGATACCACCGAAATCACCGGGCAATCCCGCGCAGCCGTATTTCGTGAAGGTCTCGATCGAGGGCGGCAACGCCGACTCCAAGATCATCGCCTCGGGCACGCCGCGACGGAGATACCCGCTCTAATGCGCAATGCGTTGCGCCCCTGCGATCCAGGGGCCATCTCGTGATGCCCATATCCGATGAGCAGCGCTGGGAGGCGGCCAAGCGCTCGGGCGATATCGCGCGGATCGCCGCCACCGCCCGCGCCCTGACCGAGAAAAACTCGAAGGTCGACACCAGCTATCGGTTCACCGTCTGCGACAAGATGTGGACCCCAATGGCCTCGGTGGGCTCGGACCTGATGGAGGGTTCGGGCGCCCGGCCGCGCAACGACTGCCCCACCGGAAAGCTGATGCTCAAGGGCAGCTCGCCGCTGATCCAGATGTTCATGGACTGCCGCAACACCCTGGTCGGGGTCGAGATGGAGACCGCCGGCAGCCGACAGAACTTCTACACCAAGGTTCACCGCTACCGCTACGAAAAGGACGCGTGGACAGGCAATGTCGAGATGCGCGGCATTTGGGACATCCTGAACTACTACGTGATCTGGCCGACGTGGTGGCTTCCCCTTGCCGCCCAGCCCATTTCGCACGCGATCTTCATCTGGGCGCTGCAGACCTGCGTGGAGAACATGGTCGCCGAGTGCGCGTTGCGCATTCAGTCCGGGTGGCTGGAGTTCGTCAACAACGGCCTGTCACTCAACGGCGACATCCGGGCATGGATGGGCACGATCCTGCAGGCCCTCAAACGTGACGGGCTCTCGGTGCAGACCTTCGGCAAGATGCTGCGCACCCCCACCTATGTGCAGCGCACCGACCCATTCCTGGACACATCGCCCATGTGCGCCAAGACCGTTCGCATGGAAACCTGCGGAACGGTCATCAAGGATGTCACCCGCGCCTACGGTGTGGACACCCGCATGGACCTGTGGCGCCCCGGTGACCCGCAACCGGACAAGTGGGCCAACCTCGATTCGCCCACCTACGTGTTTTCGACCCGGGACCGCCAACAAATCTCGGGACCCACCAAAACCGTTGCTGATTCGGTGATCAAGACAGTCATCGACCTCGGCGGATCACTCGGCGACATCTTCAAGCCAGTCATTCAGCAGGTACCCGGCATGAGCGGAGTGTTCTACGCACCCAAGCTCGGTGTCGATTTCGAGCAGCCCTACGCCTACGTCGTCGCCCCCGAAGAGGGCGAGGACTCCAACATCATCAGCTGCGAAATCGCCGACCACACCCCCGAGGGCTGGCAACACATCATCGGCGGTCGTTCTCCAAAGTGGTTGAACGATCTTATGAATGCCACGTTTGCGTGGTTGATCGATTCGTTGATGATCGTGGTTGGGTTCTCCGGCATCCCGTCGGATCTGCTCTCGGGATTTCTCAACAACAGCTTCCTGGCGTTCCAGATGGTCCAGGTGTACCAGGTCCGCGACGAGGTGGGCCCCTTTCATCCGGCCATCGAGCGGTTCTACCCGACCGCCAGCGCCCCGTACAACATCGAAACCATGTTCGCGTTCATTAACGCGATTTTCGATGCCCAGGGTGCTACCACGGCGCAGGTCACTTTCCGAAACGGTGACCAATATGCCTTGGGCCGAGACATTTTCGAGGGCGGCTTGATGTCGCTGGTGTATCACCGCCGAACCAAGATGATCACCGACTACATCGAGAACACCATGTGGCGCATCACCCCCACCGAGCAGACCACCCTGGTGCAGCTCGGTGACGGCCGCCGCGACGAGGCCCCCTTGGGCAGGATTCAACGCTTCATCACTGGCGCATTTGAAGCCATCAACGTCATCACACTGGCCCCCCAGTCCTAACCGGAGGTAACCCACATGGCTTGGCCTATCGTCGATTTCAACGGTGCACGCTACTACCAGGGACAGGGCTACACCCTGGTCCCGGTCGATGGCACCGGGGTGGCGCACGTGCTGCTGCGCGAAGACGGCGGAATCATGGGAGGGGTGTCCGGGGTCGAGCAGGGCCCGCCAGGAAAGCATGCCGAGTTCGACACCAGGATCGCCCTGACCCCGCTGGCGCCGGAAGACGCGACACCCGATTCGGCATTTTTCGAACTCATCACTCCCCCAACCGATACCACGCCCGGCAAGTGGAAAATGCACCTGGCGCTACACACCGGCAAGACCGGTAAAGACGGCGCGACGCGCTGGAATCCGCTGGACCTGTCGACCAATCCCAAGGCGGGGTGGATTCCGGCCGTCAAAACCGACCTACTCGGTTTTGAGCTTGTGCCGCAAAAGGTTGCCGAGGTGTTCTACCCGGGCGAAATCAAGAACATCGGTACGGGCAACGCGAACGGGACTATGGCCGCGATCGACATCCCTGCGCGCCCGTGGCCTCGGCGCATCCGTGCACAAGGCCAAACGGTCGTTACTGGCGAAGCCGCCGATGTGCGCGTGAATCTGCTGGCCCGGCTCAACGGCGAGACCGACGGCAACATCGTGGGCCGCTGCGTGGGCATCGCCCAGACTGATCGGCTGGCGTTCTCACCGGGCAAGCCCATCGGCCCCGGCAGCACCGCCGCCGACTACGACACCATTGCCGCGGGCACCTCGGCCACCGTGCACATCCGGTGCGAGCGCCAAACCGGCACATCGACGTACATCGCCACCGCCGCGATGTCGCACTTCAACATCGAGGCCTGGCCGCTGTGACCGACAACCTGCCCGAGATCCCCGATTGGGCAAGGGATGTCCCCTCGGCCCCGGTGCACCGCGAGCAGGGCGGCGGTCTCACGCGGCCGTTCACAGCCCAACAGCTCCAGGAGTTCGGCAAGGGGTTCATTGAGCAGTTTCTCGGTCGCGTGGTGCTCGCGGTCATGGGGCACCTCATTCCCGGCGTGGGTTCGTTTGATCAGCTGCGCGAGTGGGCCAAAGACAAACCTGGTCTCGGCGATCTGGTCGAGCTGCTGACCGGGATCGAGGACGGCGATGAAAATGATTTAGGGACATGGGCCCTCGGTATCCGCAACGCCCTGGCTGGCATCGATCTGGCTCATCCTGAATCGATCCTGACTGCTATCGCCAAGGTGGCGGGCCAGTTCTTCAAGGGCGTCATACCGGCGTCGTGGGTGGCTGATGTGGCCCATGACCTACTGGGCGGTGCTGGCGGATTCACCGACCCGAAGATGGTCGAGGACAACCCGTACTGGCGATTTGATGCCGCCCAGAACGGGCACCTGTCGGGTAAGTCGATCTACCTCAACGCCGATGGCCAGCTGCATGCGATCAGCATCAAAGACCCGTTCAACGTGGCTGCCGGCCAGGCGGTGGACATCGCCGCATCGGCGATGTGGCAAGGCGTCTCGGCTGCAGCGGGTTCCAATCCGATCCGGTTGTGCATCACCCCGTTTGCCCCCGATGGCACCAAGCTCCCCGATATCGTCATCAAGAAAATTCAGCCCGTGGCCGCCGATTCGTCCTGGATACGTGCCAGCCTGACCGGCTCGTGGACGGTGCCGACCGACGGATCGGTCAAGTCCGCGACAGTGACCCTGGTTGTGACCGAGGGCGCCACCGCCGGCCGCATCCACTTCTCCAACGTCACCTCGGTCATGTCGAACCTCGGGCCGCTGCTCGGCAAGTGGAGATCGTTCTTTGACACCCTGGGCGGCAAAGCCAATTCGGACATCGCCGATTTCGAGCAGCGATTCGCCGCGATCACCGCCGACGGCAAGATCACCGCCGAGGAAATCATCGGGCTACTCGGGTTGGGCAATATCCCGAAGCTGCCCCCGGCCAAGGTGCACAGCCCGATCGGCAGCACCGACATCGGAGAAGACCTCAAGGACACGTGGAACAACTTCTGGAATGCGGTATTTGGGGACGGATCTAGTGGCAGGGGTCCTGTCGATGTATCCACTGCGACCGCTGCCCTCAAGAAGAAGGCCGATGACGCGTACGCGGCCGCGGTGTACGCCACCGATGTTGTGAATCTGCCACGACTGACCCCTCGCTGGATGTCCACAGGCATCAACGACGATGTGTCGTTCCCCATCATCAATGCACAGTCGACATTCGTACCGGCCGATCAAAAGCTGGTGTTCATCCCCATCACGCCGGGTGTTGAGCGCACGTATCGCACCGTGAAATTCGCCATCACCGGCAATGGCATGACGCAGTGCTACGTGGGCGTGTACCGGATCAATGAGTCGCTGCAAATTCAGAAGGCCGTCGACCTCGGGAACGTCAAGGCACGGCTATCGGGTACCAGCCGCGTGCAAGCTCTGACAATTCCGTCGCCGGGATTGACGGTGCCCAAGGGTCATACCGCGTTCATCGGTGTGCTGCAGGTCGGCAACCCGCAGGGCCTCTACACCACACCGGCCATGCCGACCGTGCTGGAAGTCGTGCAGAACATCCCCCTGTTCTTCACCCAGGACGGCGGCACCGGCTACACCTCCCTGCCCACCCTGGTGGGCGGGCACGTGGAATTCACGCCGGTATGGGGCGCCCTGGGCGAGTCGACCAACTTGGCAGATCAATGGACCGAGTACTCATCCACCGGGGCGAACCTGCCCCTGTCCGTCTACGACATCCCCAGCGCCAGCACCGTGCTGTACCTGGCGGGCTGCGGTGGCGGTGGTGGGGGCGGCGGCGGTGACGGCGGCTGGAACAAGCCCGGCGAGGGTGGGGGCGGCGGTTCCTGGAACTCGCTACGGCTGGAGCGCGGCGTCGACATCCCGGGGTCCGTCACTCAGATCACGGTGCAGTCCGAGCGTGTGGGTTCACCCACGGGTATTGGCGGCGAGCCCGGCAGCAAGGAGACCGACGGCAAGCCGGGGCACGACATCGTGTTCCGCAACGGCAGCGACAACAGCGAGATCCTGCGTTGCGCTGGTGGCCGACTGGGGCGCCTGGCCTATGGCAGCTTCTACAACCGCGACTCGGTGGGCTACGGCCCCGGCGATCTTGGGTTCTCCGCGCGCCTGTTCAAGGGCGGGCAGAACACCCCGCCCAGCGCGTCGGTGGGTGCGGCCAACGGAGCCCCGGGCAACGGGCCCGGTGGCGGCGGCGCGGGCGGCGGCGGTGGTACCGGGGGCAGCGCCGGTACCGGCGGCTGGGGTGCCGCGGGGTACGCCGCGATCAAGGCGGTCTGATGCCCTGGTCCACCAATCCGTCTGCGCCCTCGGGGCAATCGAGTAGGTGGTCGACCAATCCCGATCCGCCCTCGCCGCCATCCATGGGCAAGTGGGTCTGGATGCCACGGGTCACCGTCGCGGACTCGGCAGTCGGCGCCGATCTGGCCCGTCTGCTGCGGGTGGCCCACACGGGCATCGATCAGGGTGTTGGCGCAGATCTCGCCGTCGCAGGACTGGGCTTGGGCGCCAGTGATGCCGGCCGGGGCGCCGACCTGGCTCAGGCGAAGCTGCGCGTGGGTGCACGAGACGCCGGGATAGGTGCCGACTCGGCCCGCCCCGGTGTGCGCGCCACCGATTCGGCCGTGGCCGCCGAGATGGCGCAGATGCTCCCCCGCCTGGCCGCCGTCGGTGCCGCCGCGGCCGCCGATATCGCGGTGCTGTCGCGGGTTCGGCTTCCCTCCAGCGTCAGTCAAGCCATCGGGGCCGATACCGCCACCGCCCGGTTCAGTCCGCAACCGGCAGCGCTGACCGCGATCACCGCAGTCGGCACGACCGTGGTCCCGATCCCGGTGTGGTGCCGCTATCTCGATCTGGCGCTGGTCGGCGCTGGCGGCGGCGGTGCGAGCTCGGGCACGTTCTACCTACTCGGCGGTTTCCCCGGCAGCCCGGGAACCTGGGCCACCACCACTTTGGAGCGCGGCATCCACATCCCCTGGACCACAACAACCCTGACATTCGTCATCGGCGCAGGCGGCGCAAAAGGTAGCGGCGGTTTCGCCGGAACCGCGGGCGGCCCAGGTGCGGCAACCACCGCTATCGGCGACGGATGGGCGGGCCTGTCCGCTGCTGGCGGCGCTGGTGGCCCGCAGCATCCCACCGGCATCAACGCCAACGACGGCCCCGGCCCGGGCGACAAGACCTACAACGGCGTGACCTACCCGGGCGGCGCCACGCAAACCTCTGATGGCGGAACGGGCTACGCGCCCGGCGGTGCCGGTGCGGGCGGTGCCAACTTCGGCGGCCCCGGCGGCATCGGCGGCACAGGCGGTGCCTGGTGCCGCGCATACCAGTAACCGCAGGAGGGACCACCCAAACATGGCCAACCCCAACGACATCGACAACTACTCATTCCGAATCCACTTCTACAGCAGACGCGAAACCTCCTATTTCGACATCTACATGAACGACGGCCCAATCGGACTGATCAACGGAAACTACTACCTCGACGCGGCCCCACACGACCCGAACGTCGGCGAATGCCTCCTGCAATACGTCCCCAAGCTCAACACCACCATCTGGGACTTTGACGACGACAGCCTTCCGGTCAACACCGAGGATTACCTCTGGTACCAGGTCAACGAAACCTACGTCATCACAGGCGATTACCAGCCCTTCGGCGGCCTGATGATCGAGGGCCAACTCGGATGCGCCTACCTCAAATCCGTTATCGCCCCCTACAGAGACCACCAATGGACGACCGAATCACCCCGCAACGTCGCGCTGGGATACACCCCGCGCATCAGCGGATGGACCACCTGGGAAACCCCGTAACCAACAGAAAGGCCCCCGCATGTCCGAATACCAAGGCGCGCACCGACGCGCCTGCTGCGCCGCAATCACCGCACTCGGCAACCGAATCGGCCTATTCGCCGGTTCCACCCGCGTAGGCACCGCCTACGCCGACACCACCTGGGCCACCCCAGTCGATGTCACCGAATCCGGCATCGACAAGGCATCATCCACCGGCTCGCTGGTGACCATCTCGGTACCTGGCGGCACCGTGGCCAACGGCACGGTGATCAACCGGTACGGCGTGTTCAACGGCGCGACCCTGCTGCGCACCGAGACACTACCGGTCTCCCTGACCGTCAACGACGGATCACAGCCGTTACAAGTCGATGTCACACCAACATTCAAGTTCTGGGGGGTGTAGTCATGGCCCGCCAGCTGCTCAAATACGCGGCCTTCTACGCCGCACTTGCCGCCCTCTCATTCCGGCTCGGCTGGTGGGCATCCGACCAGCTCTCGTCCTACGCCCAAGAGATCGACCCACGCATCGAAAGGAAGTACACCCGATGAGTTTCCGCACCGTGAACGGCAACACCCACACAGAGGACGGCTGGCGGTGCTGCAATCGGGACGAATGCGACATTGTACGCATACCCGAGCTGTACCTCGTCGACACCGCGCCCCTGCGCAAGGGCGCCCCGCTGATCATCCTCGGCGCCTGGCTGTACTGGTATGACCGCAACGTCGAGGAGATCACCTCCCCAGTATGGGGCTGGTCACTCGACAATGACGTGCTCGGCACTCCCGGGCGCAACGACGGATCAAATCACCTGTCGGCCACAGCCGTTGACGTGATGGCGCCCAAGTACCCCTGGCAGCGGTACACCATGGACGCCGCCACACAGGCCAAGGTCCGCAAGGGCCTGGCCCTGTTCGAGGGCTCGGTGTTCTGGGGCCGCGACTGGTCGCGCCCCGACGAGATGCACTACCAGATGGCCTGGCCCGAGGGCGACAAACGCAATGACGCGTTCGCCGACAAGCTGCGCGCCGGATACCTCGGAATCTACGCGCCCGCGCAGCCCCCGGCGGTCGATCCTATTGCGCTACACCAGAAATTCGTCAAAGAAGCTCCCGACCGCAAGCTACTGGAATACATCGCCGAACAACTCGGCCCGGGACATCCCGACTGGGCATCAAAAGGTATGACGCTGCGTGACAAGGTGTGGTCCAAATGATCCGCATCGGAGACCGCAATGAAACGGTCCGTCGGTGGCGGGCCGTGATGAACGACTGGTTTGGCCCGCTGTACACCCGGCTGTTGGGGCCGCTTCCGCAAGACACCGACGAGTTCGGGCCGCGTGCTGCCCTGTGGGCCGCCGAGTATCAGCGCCGCACCGGCCAGATCCCCACCGGGCAGGTGTCCGACGATGACCTACGCGCGCTGGGCATCACGCCCCCGGCCCCGCCCGCCAATCGCCACCTCGGGCTGATGTTCCGGGGCACCGGAGGCATCATCGGCCAGGACTACGTATCTCGCGTCATGCAAGCGGTGGCCAACCTCGTCGAGGAAGTGCACCCCGAATTCGCCGCGACCATGGGCGGTCTGCCGGTCGGCGCCGCGGGCAGCCCCGGTGACATCTCAATGGCCAAGGCCGTCGAGATCGCGGTCGCCGACGCACAGCGCATCTTCCTGGAGCGCTACCGCGCCAACCCCAACACCAAGGTCGTCATCGGTGGATACTCGGCCGGCGCCGTCGCGGCGGCCAGATTCCGCGTGTGGCTGCTGGAGCACTACCCGAACAACTACCTGTGTTCATTCAGCATCGGTGACCCCACCCGACCCCACGGTGGCAGCTACTACGGCGGCCCGGTCCTTGCTGGGCAAGGCATCTCGTCACGGCGCTACGGCGACATCACCGACTACCGGCACTGCTGGCTCACCGACCCCGGCGACATGTACGGCAACATCCCCCTCGGTGTTGTCGGGGACATCATGGACGACTGTTTCGACATGGTGACCGCATTCCAGATCACCGACCCACTCGGGGCCGCAGGCGCCATCCTGCCCAAAATCCCCGAAATCGCCGCCAAGGCATTAGGCATCGAGCTGCCCGCCATATTCGGCGCGCTCACTGGCGGCCCCAACGGTATCGCCGCGCTCGGCCTACCCATAGTCCTCGGCGGTCTACAGGGACTACTCGGCTGGGGCGATATCAACAAGCTCACCGGGCCCGCGGCCGCGGCACAGGCCGCCCTGATCGCGCTGCGTTTCGTCACCACCAGCCCACCGACCGCCGCACACATTCAATACGAGTACCGCGAGGTCTGGCCCGGCCAAACCTATCTCGGGCTCGCCATCCAGCACGTCCGCGACTGGGCCAGCCGCACCCCCGCCGTGGCGGCTTAGTTCCGAAAAGTTCGGCGCCTGGGAATTGAACCCAGCCGACTGGGTGTCTGCAGCGTTCGCACGCCTTCCGCTCTATGCGCTGCGTTTGCAACCGCTGCGCGCCGAGCTTCGTTCCACCGTCTAGGCCGGGGTGCCGTCTCAAGCCTGTCAATTCAGGCTCAAAGCACCTTCGCCGAACAAACGTAGATGCTACGCCCGATCGGCCCCGCGCGAGGAGAGCGCGCAGGGACTCCCCACACCGTAGCGCTCCCTATCCATGGCGCCATCGAAAAAACTCCCCCTGAACTGCCCAAACGCAGTTATCCACAACCCAACCGCCGAGAGGACCGTCATGCACATCACTATCCCGCCCTGGCTCAAAGACGCCGCCATTGACGCTGCCGAGCGCGCTATCAAGACGTTCGCGGGTGGCTTCATCGTCGGCGCCAACCTGGCCGACGCCGCGGTGAACGCAGCCCTGACCGAGATCGATTGGCAGAGCGGTATCAATGTCGGCGCCGGAACGCTGGCGGTATCGCTCATCTTCTCTGCGGCATCGATCAAGCTGGGCCGATCCGGTACCGCCTCGGCCACCAAGGCGGTCGTACCGTCCAGCCTGTTCAAGCTCGTGGCGGGCAGCGGCCGGTGAGCCTGCTGACCGAAATGGTGGATGTCAGCAGCATCGATACCCCAAAGCAGTTCGCGGCACTCACGATGGCGCTACTCGCCCCGATCTGCGGATCGGTCGCGGTGGCCTGGGCCACGGCCACGTTCGCGCACCGTAAGAAGCTGGGCGCTATCGCCGCCGATACCGGAGCCATCCGTGAGCAGACCGAGAACGACCATGAGACCAACATGCGCGTTGATCTCGACGAAATTCTCAAGGGGATCAAGCGAATCGAGGAACAACAGGGCCAGCAGGCCCGCGACATCGGAGGCCTGCGCGAGGAAATGCGAACCGAGCGCACCGAGCGCGGGAGGGCAGACCAGCACATCCGAGAGCTGATCGAGCGCTGGCCACACTAATTGCAGGCCAACGAAATAGCGCCCCTCACCCCGACCCGGTGAGGGGCGCTATTAGTGTTTCTAGTGCACTAATCCAGCACGCGGGCCCGGCTTTGCGTTGTGCCGTTTCTGTCCACCACCGCATCGCAGGTGTAGGGACGCATCCCCGTGTAACCACCAAACGCGTTCTTGGCGTTGACATTGCCCGTCACCGTAAAGTAGATATCACCGCGGTCGGGCGAGTAGTCCAACTCGGGATCACGCCCACCTCCATGCGCCACACCTTCACGGGCCACCTCATCGGCGAACTTCGCACTCTCAGGGTCACGCATACGCTTCATGAGAGCAGACTGGCATGTCTCGATCGCGTACTTTTGCCTCACTTCAACGCTCACACCAACGTTTCCGGATTGGCCCGACAGCCCTATTGCGCACGCCGCCATGAACGCCAGCAGCCCGACAAATACCCCCAGACACACCCACAACGCTTTCGCCGGGGTGCCCATCTCTCTCGCCATGGACGGCAGATTACAAGATCACGCACAGGTCAGAAGTGGTAACAGGAGTGCCCACACAGCGGTGGACATGCACCCTACCCGGCGTCGGCGAATTCGGGTTGCTCGCGCAGGTGCCAGCCTGGCGCAACGTCGCCTGTGTCGTAGTAGCCCAGGAATAGTCTGATGGCCTCGGTTGGTGTCAATACCTCTGATGGGCGTACCGGGTAAGCGCTATCGCCGTTGTAGACCACTTCGGTCTCGGATTCGTTTGCTGCAGAAGGTCTTCCGATGGTGTAATGGCGCCGCACACCATCAGCCTCAAGCCGTTTAATCTCGACCGTGAGCCTGCCATCCCTACCACAGGCTTGGATGCGCTCAGGCGAGTATGGGAACTCATCGTATCGGACCTCTGGCGCAACCGGGTAGATTGAGTAGTACGTGTATCCCTTTGTGCCTAAACGATTTATCCCCGCTGCGAGCTGGCCTGGTATTTCTTCCGTAAAGTCACTGGTACGCATTTTGGCCAGGTTTGATTCTGCGATGTGGGTTGGCTTGTCAATCCTCATTCTGCAGGAACCTCCACAACTCTCACCGAGGTGATCTTCACTGTTTCCACGACGCCTTGTTCATTGGTGATCGTCACATAGGCCGGATTCTCATACGACACAGCATCATCGAATGCCCTCTGCTGGCCGTCCCTCGATGCACCCCCCGACTTCACCTCGATACCCTCGTACGTACCGTCCGGCTTACGGGCATGCCCGTCGTAGTAGCGGCCATGGTCAACGCCGTCCACTCTCGACTTTTTCGTCTCGGTGCTCACCCAACGCCCGGTCTCGTCTTTGTACTTGGCGACACCCTCCGCCTCTGGTTGGCGGCCGTATCCCCGCGCCGTGCCGCCTCGGCCTGTGAACGTGCCGATGGAATCGCGGTCGTCGCCACGGTTGATGCCCTCGCCGGGTCGTCCAGTCCGGGCCTCCATCACCGTCACACCGTTGACCGCAGCCTCTTTCGAGAGGTCGAGGGCTGGCGGTATGGCGACGACCGCGCCACCAGCGAGCAGGCCAGCACCGGCAACAGCGACGGGCGCAGCGACCGGCGTGGCAGCCCCACCGGTAAAGACCTCACCGACGCCCGCCGCAGCCATCATGTCGTAGCCGACCGCCATCATGCCGACTCCAGCTGCCATCTGGATTGTCTGGCCGGGGTTGTCGATCATGGCCTGCCCAAAGGATGCAGTGGCGTTCACTAGCGGGGCCACGGTGTTGTATATCTCGTTGCCGAAAAGCTCAACTTGCATCTGTACCAACGACTTTAGGGTGTCGATGACCATCGATGCGCCCTGGATGATCGGTGCCAGCAGCAGCGCGAGCGACTGCACTTCCGACTTGAACTGGTTGACGATGTTGCGGATGTCGGTGGCGATTTTCTTTATTTCGTCGTCGTCTTCGCCGGTAATCCAGTCCACGACCTGTTTGGCACCGGTCAGCGGATTTACCAAGCGGGCCAACAGATCCAGTATCGACGCATGCGCCGTATCGATCTTGGCCGCGTAGTCGTTGAGCTTGGCGCCCATGGTGCTGCACATGCCGCCGACCTCGCCGACAGCACCGTCAATCGTCTTGAACGCGCTATCGATCTTGGGGCCTTCGGGTATCTGCTGGGCCTGCGCGGTTGCCTGCGCCCCCGCCAGCCCGGCCTGCTGAGCGGTGAATGCCGCACCGGCAGCGGTCCACGCGGTGCCAGCGGCGCGCAGCTTCGCCGAATCGCCGTTTGGCCAAATCATTCCGATGAACGGCTCCACCAGAAACCAACCGGGTGGGTCGCCAACATCGCTACCCACCGCAGACGGCGGGGTCCCGGCCTTCACCGAGGGAGTGGGTGAGGCGGCGGGCAGTGGGTCGCCACCCTTGCCGTCGATGTTGGACGCCACCTCGGCACGCGAATAGTTGGTCGCCGAGGCCCGGATGCCGTCAGCGGCCCGCCCCGCACCGTTGGACACGTCCACCATCGCCTCAAGGAGTTCCTTGGCTGACGAGTCATACGATCGCGCGAACACGATCCCGGCGGGGTCATCCCCACCCATACCGGCCGAACTCGACAGCGCCGACTGCAATGCCGACAGCGCAGAGCCCCACCCGCCCACCGAGCTGGAGACCGTTCTACCGGCGCCATCGAGGGCAACCGGGTCGACATGAATCGGGGGTGCCATCGCGCTATGCCCAGTTCTGCATGTTCTTGGCAGCGGCGCCCGTGTAATTGCCGTGCGCCGCGTGGCTCGCGCCACGTAGGCCCCTGAGTGCTTCGCGCATCTGCTCGGCGCCCTTGGCCCACTTCTCGTGCGCCTGCGTGTGGGCCGTGGCAGCTTCACCTGTGAAGGTGGCGTGCAGGTTGTGCACCTCGGTGTCCATGGCCGCTATCGACGCCTCGGCTCGCTGCTCAACCTCTGCCATGCGCTCGATGATCCGCATGAGCTCGTCGGGCACAACGCCGAATTCACCTGACATCCCCTCCCCCTACATTCCGCCAGCGGCGTTGACGTTGGCGGCGGTGGCCGCATCCTGGCCCACGAACGCCTCCCCGGTGCTCGCCAACAAGCTGCCCATCTGCGCAAGGCCCTGGTGCACCAGCTTGGCGCCCTCGTACCACTGGAACCACCGCGCGGTGAACGCGCTCGCCGACCCACCAGACCAACCGGAGCCGACAAATCGCGACACCTCGGCGTCGAGGGCGTCCAGCTCAGTCGCCAAACCGCCTGCGGTCGCGGTGACCAATCGCGAAACCCGCTGCAACTCTTCTGGCGAAACCCCGAGGACCCCTCCACTCATTGCCGGATGGTATCGCCGCCCAGTTTGCCACCGCAATAGGAGTGCGAAGCGATACCCATCCGAACAGCACGTTTCGACGGCGTTCGCAGGGTTATTGCCATTCCGTCGCCATGCCAGACTGGTCGGGCACCGCCCTCAGTCCACGGCGCGGTGACCGAGCTTGTAGGTCTCGGACCGCTGCCGCGAAGCTGTCGGCCATCCGGCGCACGTAGTCCTCATCGACGTAGGCCTTGGCCGACTGCCGGCTGATGCCCATCAGCTCGGCCGTGAGGTCGACTTTCGCCGAAATACGCTCTCGCGCCATGGCCTCGGTCATGTTCAGGGCGTGCTGCTCGGCGAGATAGCGCACGAGCAACTGGGCGCGTTCGTTCATCCAGGGGGACCGGCGAGCGGGCATTCGGAGACCATATGGGCATCCCCTCGTGTCCGCTGGCCGACCTCCTAGATGTGACACCTACTTGTGACTGCGCTGTTCCATTCTTGATGCCGACGACCGCGAGGGGCACAGGTGCGACGCGAGCGAGTCGACGGACGCCGCTCCACGTCGGGTTGAGTAGGCGAGATACCGCATGGTGGTGGCCAGGCTCTCGTGCCCCATCAATTCCTGGATATCGCGAAGGTCCGCGCCTTCGTCGGCGAGCACGGTCGCGAACCTGTGTCGCAGGGTGTGCAGCGTGTACGGGAGCCCGAGATTGGTTAGGAATTCCGCACCCACGACCGAGACGTAGTTGGGTGTTACTGGCCCGCCGCGGGGACGGCAGAACATGGTGCCGGGTCGGCTCAGCTGGATTGCCAGACGTTGCATGACCTCGGGGGCAACTCGGACGATGCGTTGCTTCCCTCCCTTGCCGTGCACGGTCAGGAAGGCACCGCCGCCTTCGTCGGGGCGAAAGTCGTTGCGTGACATCTGCGCGATCTCCCCAGCGCGCAGACCGCAGTATCCGGCCAATAGCAGCCATGCATGGATGTCAGTCCCGACAGGCGCGCCGGTCAGCGCGATCCGCAAGTGGTCCTCGGGGATGGGCCGGGCCATGCGGCGCTGAATCTTCGGTTGCACCAAGTCTTTTGCGACGTATTCGCTAGTGCGACCACAGCGGTAGGCCCACTGATAGAAGGTGCAAACATGCGACGTGTAGGTCTGGATGCTAGACGGGCACACCCGCAACGAACCTTGCCAGGCCTCAAGCTGCTCTGGGGTGGCCTCCAGCAAAGATGTTTCCCCAAGCCATCTAGCTAATCTAGCAATCTGCCCCAAGCGGTGCTCGATCGTTTTAGCTGTGAAGTTCTTCAGCTTCAGATAACGAGCAAACTCTGAGACGACGGTGTCATTATTCACAGGTGACATAAGTACAGCCCGTCCTTTTGCTAGGAAACCGAACGGGTGGACTTGTTGCAGGTCAGTTGCTTCCCCGAGCGGAAACCGTGACCTGAGCTGGCGCGCCGGAACGCGGACTTATACGGTTCATACTCGTGAGTATGAACCGCGTAAGTCAGGCTTGCGCCGGTCGGCAAAGGGTCACGGGTTACGCTCTAAAAAGCATCTGACCTGCAACAACCGTCAGATCAAGATCACCTAGCCGCTATTCATATTCGGCATGGAAAACCTTCACAGCTCCGGGGCGGCTCTCAGTGCATTCACAGCGTATCTAAAGCTCCGCAACATGACTCCGAAAACCATCGAGCACCGTCTCGGCCAACTCGATCGTCTCGACCGCTGGCTGGGCGACACCGCATTGATGGACGCCACACCCGAACAGCTGGAGGCATGGCAGCGCTCCCTACGGGTGTGCGCCTCAAGCGTTCAGACCTACACTAGCCACGTCTGCGCGTTCTACCGCTGGGCCCACGGGGCCAACCTCATCGCCGCGGACCCATCCGCACGTCTGGTCCAGCCGAAGATCAAGCGCCGGATGCCCCGGCCGATCCCCGACGATCACCTCGACCTCGCACTGATGGCCGCGCCTATCGGGTCGGACATGCATGCGTGGCTACTCCTGGCCGGCTACTGCGGTTTGCGCGCCGGAGAGATCGCGGCAATGGAGCGCAGCGATTTTCGGCCGGACGGCGACGGCGGCGCGTTCCTGACTGTGCACGGAAAGGGCGGGAAGCAGCGGATTGTGCGGGTACCTCCGATTGTGCTTGAGCGCCTGAGTAACCAGATGAGCCAGCCGGGCGCAATGTTCCGGCGCCCCGAGGGTGGGCCCGTCACTCCGAACTATGTCTCGGTTACGTCTTCGGAGTTTCTGGCGAACCTGAAACTCCCCTACACGCTGCACACACTGCGCCATAGATTCGCCACGGCACTGCTGGAGGCCGGCGTGGATATCCGCTACATACAGGAAGCCCTCGGCCATCAAAGCCTCTCTACCACAATGGTTTACCTCGGATATTCCGCGCGACGCGGGGCTGCTGGCGTCGATGCGCTCGCTTCCCGGCTGTGTGCCGCTCCCCGAATTAAGAAGGCCACCCGGCGGCGTTCGACGATCGCAACAGAAGGGCAATCGACATGACTGGACAGCAGACCGTCGATCGGGCCGCACGCGTGCATGGCTGGGTAGCCGTGGGAGGCGACAGTGGCGAGCTCGTCTACCGCCGCCCCGGCACCGCGTCGTGGGTTTCCGTCATGTACGCGCACACCGGCGTGATCTTGTGGGCCGATGGTCAGGATAGTCGCAGGGCGCCCCGGCATTTCGCGGGGATCGACAAGGTAGATCGACTGGTGGCATTCCTGGCCGGAAGCTGAGTAAATCGCAGTACGATCCGCGCATGAACAAGATCACGGGGGTTGTGGTCGCAATTTGCGCGGCGGCGTTGATGTTCAGCCCGTCGGCCAATGCTGACCCACCACCACCCGGCTGTGCGCGCGTGCCGCTACTCGGCCTCAATCCACAGATTCTCGAGATGTGCGACGGACCGATCAACCCGGACGGATCATGGGAGCGAGCGCGCCGATACTGGCACCCGCAATATGTCCACAGCAGTTGCGGCGGCGTCTACTACTACGGTGGCTGCCCCCAGTGGGCGCATGACGTGATCCCCGCCGAGCGGAGCGGGATCGAGACCTACACCGTCACCGCTGACACTATCCCTCCTGGCGAGCCGGGGCACATCGAATGAAGGCGCTCGTGCTGGCCGCGGTGATCACTCTCGGGTGCGCTCCAATTGCGCACGCCAGTCCTCGTCTAACTGGGATTGTGTGTGACACGCTGCGCAAGTACCCCGGCATGGGGCCGACCGACGTGGCCCTAACGTTCTCAGAAGATCAACACCTCTACAGCAGTTACGATGCTGCCAGGGCTGTCGTGGACAAAGAGGTCATGAGCGAGTGCCCTGAGCTGGCGACCCGCGGGCGCTGAGCCCCGGGCAACCCCGCTGCTGTTGACAGATTGCCGCCCGGTGATCGGCATTGCACGACCGGTTTCCTACTGTGCCTGTAGTCTGCCCCGTAACCAGATCGGGCAAGGGGGCAGGTGTGAGCGATGACAAGGTGTTGCAGGCCGACCTTGACGCGATGGCCAAGATTGGTCCGCACCTGCGCGAGAGTGCCAGGCAGATCCGGGGGCGTATCCCGGCAGACCATGTGACCCCTGGGGCGGATCCGGGTTTGGCGGCGCTTGAGGCTTTCTCGAAAGCGATCTCGGATGTGGAGCGCATCGCCGCCGCTCGCCTGGAGGCGATCAGCGATGTATACGACGAGGCACACAGAGGCTTCTTGACCACCGAGCAGCTGCACGCCGGGTACTACAAGTTGCCGAGCATCTATCAGCCGCCGCAACGCGCATGAGGCTCCAGCCGTGACAATCCTCGATGAGTTCATGGCCAAGAAGGCCAACGACTATATGGCGGTGGTGGACAGTTTGCGGCCGCGCACAGCGGCGTTGAAAGCCACCTACGACGACTACAAACGGTGGGCCACCACCCCGAACGGAACCTACTGGTCTGGGCAATTCGCGGGCGCCGCCCAGGAAGCCGCCGCCGATGACTGCAAGGGCACCGATAACGCCGACGACACCACCGAAGATGCTGTCAAGCTCGTCAGCGCCACCATCGAGTTCGAGGTGTTGCCACCGTTGACCAGCGGGCAGAACATCGTCACCAACGCGTTGCGCGAGGGCGTCACGGTCGGTCAAGACTTCACGATGACCTATCACCCGGCTGAGGGTGAAAGCGAAAAGTCGGTGGCCCGCAACAAACAGATCGTGGCTGACGCTGAGCGCGAACTACGCGAGTATGTCGCCAAGTGGGAGAAGGCCACCCAAGAACTCAAGACACAGACCGATGCCGCGCGCGAGAAAATGCTCTCCCGCATCAACCCCAAAGCGGCCCTAGTCGATGCGCGCAAGATCCTGCGCGAGGCCACGCCAGGCCAACCAGCAGCCGAGACGATCGACTACAAACAGCAGTACCCCAAGGCCACCGACCCGGCCAGCACCACCCCAGCCGCAGCCGCCAGCGGCCCGGAGACGATCAATTACAAAGAGCTGTACCCGAAAACCGCGTCGGTGGATGGGCATCAGCTCGGCAGCATCGGGGCCATGCCCGGTGTGGGGGATATCGACAAGACCAAACCGGCCAAGCTCGCCCCCACCTTGGCCGATCGCGATGTTCCCGCGTTCGCCCAGGCGACCCGCGAGCGCCTGCAACACGAGGGTGTGCCCGCCAACCAGATCGAGCAGCGGGTCAATGAGGCGGTCCAGCGGGCGCAGGCACCGCGTTTTGCCCCCGACGCCGATCCGATGCGCACCCCTGGTCAGGTGCCGCTGCATAACTCACCCGGTGATCAGTTCAACGACATCGTGGGCCGCGCTAACGATGAGGCCACCAAAACCATTGACGGCCAGATCGAACAAGCGAAAGTTCTTACCGGGCAAGCAGGTCCGGGCGCTCCCGGTGTCGCCGAAGCATGGAAAGACGTAGGCCTGGGCGCAGTCAAACAGGTTCACGAGCTGACGAGCGATCCACTGGCCGCGCCCAAGATGGGCATCGAACAAGCCAAAGAGTTCTACAACCACCCCGGCGAGTTCATCGGCAAAAACATCATCCACGGCACCGAAGCCCTCGGAGGCGGGGCAATCGGAGGCGAAGCGGCAGCCGGTGCGCGCGGACTGCTCGGCGACCTCACCGGCACCGAAGGACGCGCCATCACCCACGATCTATCCAGCACCCACGAACCGACGTCCGCGCACGTCGAGCAGCCCGGCGCCGGCGCGCATTCCTGGCCCGTGATGGACCATCAGGCCCCCTCAGCAGGTGGTGACCACACCCCGCCGTCGTATCAGCCGCCCGCACCATATGAGTTCGATCCTGGCGGCGGCCAGCATTACACCTCCGGGGACCCGCACCACCCGGGCGGATGGCCGCCCGGCACCCCCGAGGCCACATGGAACAAGGGCGACACCGAGCCAGGCTGGAAGCACATCAACCACAACTTCGACAAAGACTGGATGCCGTACCAGGAACAAATCGGCGGAATTGAACGAACACCCAGCGGAGCACTGCCCGAATGGGTGCAACATGACCTAGATACGGGAGCCCCAGTTTCCTTCGACGGACACACCTATCGCGGCCCGCAAGAGGTCTTTCTCGAAGCAAAGGACGGCTTTCGGGGCTTGGCGTTCGCGCCGGACAACGCGTACTGGACGGGGCGGGCAGAGTCGGCGCTCGAACAAGTTGACCGACAGCTCGGCGCGCTCCCACCAGGTGCGAGACTTGAGTGGCACGTATCCGATCCCTATGGTGCCGCGGCCCTTCGTGACCTGTTCGATTCAAACGGTGTCTACGGTGTAGAGGTCATCTACACTCCGAAACCATGAGTGAGGTGGCAGCTGTGAACGAGGTGCAGAACCCAGTCTGGGGCGCATCGCGGCCGTCGCTGCTCGCTCTCCGGGTAGCAGCTGGCGAATCTCCCGAATGGATCGCCGCACGCACCGACAGCCTGCTCCGTTCGTTGCAATCAGCGTTCGACGTATCGAGCTGGCAGATTGCGGCCGACAACGATTGGGAACTGTGGGAAGGTTCCCCCGACGAACTGGTCAACATAGTTCGCAAACATCCCGTTCGTGAATTCGTAGGGGCCTCGGAAGATATCGGTGATGCGCTACCCGGTGAGGGTTACTCCTTCACCATTTCGGGCGCAGGCCCCCGTGTTTCCCCTCTGGTGCGTATCGCAGCCGGTCACCCAGCAGTCGGACAGCGGCTACCTCGCCGCCGTCTGGCAGTCGAGCTCCGTGAAGCGCATGAGAACGCGCTGCGGTCTGTGGATGCCGACGCCGTAACAGCTGCGGTGGTCGAGACGTGGGAGCCCGCAACCACCGAATTCGCGGATCTCGCAGTGCGTCGTCTCGCTCGTCGTGGCAACTGGAAGATCGGCGTCGGCTACCGAATGTGGATCAGCGCCGAGGTTGGTACGGTCAGCCATCTCGTTGACCGGCTAACCGCGACTGAGCTGGCCGGGGGCACGTTGATTTCAGCGCCGGATGATTGGCCGGCCGCAAGGGTTGTCGAGGCGATGACGGCCACGCTGCGGGAAAATGGTCTCGATGAGGTATCTCACTAGCCGATAGACGGCGAAAAACGCCCCTGCTCAGTGGATTTGAGCAGGGCCGTTTCCGGTCGGCTAGTTTGAGTCGCGCAGCTTCTCTGTTACCTGGTGCTCGAATGCTAAGCGGTCCTTGCGTTCTTCTCTCAACTCGCCGCGTAGGCCGCCGATATCGGAGCGCATTCCGCGCAGGTCGCGGCCGAACTCTTCGAGCCGGTCGAGCACGTCGTCGAGTCGGTCACCAACTCCGTCCACGTCGTCGCGGAGGTTGGTCTTGTGGCTGTTCTTGACCTGGTGGAGCACGGCGCGAAGATCCTTGCGGTACAGGCCGAGGACGAGCACGACCAGGGCGATGACGATCCAGGTGGCCAGTTCCCATCCGTCGCGGGCCAGCGGAGGCAGTGGGGGCCATTCGGTGATCGGGATTGATGGCAGGATCACTGAGCCGACCCGTCCGGCCCGTTGCCGCGCCGGTCCTGAATCATCTTGGTTGTGGAGAGCCCGGCTGTGATGAGACCGGCGCCGGTGACGATCCACGTCAGGCCATCGCCACTCTGGAGCTTATCGAGAGCGACGAGCACTGCCACCGCGATAATGAAGACGAGCAGACTCGCAGCGTGGATTGCCAGGCGTACGTTGTCGTTGGGCATGGTTGGTTGTCCTCTCATTTTCGTGATCAAAACCGGAAACAGTGCAGGTCATGAGTAGCCCGGTATAGATCCCGGTATGTTTTCGGCTATTTCGTCCACCACTGCCGTTGTGCTGGGGTTTTGGGTGGACTACTTCACGTGCTCGACCGTCCGGGCTAGTCCAGCTATGCCAGGCTTATCGGCGGAATCCGGCGATGATGTCGTAGGCGACCGCGATGCCGTCCCGGCCGCCGAACTCGGGTTTGGGCAGGTGGTATTCGCCGTGTGCTTGTAGGCCGGGTAGTGCAGCGATGAGGGCGATGAGGCCGGGGATGTTCTGTAGTACTCCGGTGGGCGAGAGCAGCCGGCGCAGATCGTCGTCGACCTTGGTATCGCGCGAGGATCCGGCCTGGCCCATGAGGTTGCCAAAGAGGGGGTTCTGCCCCATCCCCTGTAGACCGGAGATCATGCCCAGGCCCATTTGCGCCATGGGGCCGAACCCGCCGAGTAGCGGGCCGATGATTGGCAGCGCCGCGGTGGCCCAGTCGGTGATGATGGGTACCGCGATGCGCAGTACGTGTACGAAGAACGGCAGCTCCAGCTCGGCCTGCACGATGATCGCATAGAACGCCGGGCGGATGTTGTCTGGCGCGACGGCGTAGAAGTCGTTCCGGGCGTTGACGTTGCGCACCAGCTTGGCCAGCCACGCGGGCCGCGCCTTGCGGGCGATGCCCGTGACGGGTGTCGAGGGGTTGCCGAACTGGACCACGCCGTTGATCCGGTCGCGCAGATGCCGGTACTTGCCGGGAGGCGAAGGTGTCCGCGTCGGGTCGCCGGGATGGATGAAACCGCCGTCGCCGAACAGGATTTCGAGTGCGTCCTCCATGCCGTCGGCCGATTGCGAGTAGCCGGAAAACCACAGCTCGAGATCCGGGTCGTTGATGTCGGGGTTGTGGTCGAGGCAGTACTGCAGCGACTTGTACTGGTCGTAGGTGACCTCGTTGTAGCTGAATTTCGCATCGCCGCCGAGCAGTCCGAGGTAGCCGCCCTTTTGGAATGACAGCGGTTGATGGTTGATCTTGAGCACGTCCTTGCACCACTCGCCGAGGGCGAAGCTCGGACCCACGTTCCAATCTGCTCCCGAGCCCGGCGAGGAATACAACCAGATCTTGCGGCGCGGGCGTGGAGCCACGGTGCCGCCATAGCCGACCCGGCTGGCGGTCAGCTCATCGAATACACCGGTCTGCGGTAATCCGAGTCGGCGCTGCATCTCTCGGGTGAACGCGGCATCACCGTTTCCGTAGTACCCGTCCACCGGACCCATGAGGTCTCCGTACGCCGAGGCGTACTGCTTGCCCCACCGCTGCCAGTGCGACACGTCGTCACCGCGCGCATCCGAAGACCCGGGCTTGAGCGGAAGCCGCGCGCTCATCGGAGCACCACCCCGGCCTTGCTGCGATCTGCGGTGCCGCACACCTTGTCTCGGATCTGGGCGACGGCCTCGACGAGGGTTTGGCCGCCGAGGCAGTTCCACTGCATGTTGAGCTGATCGTCAGCGGGCCCCACGATGACAGGCTGTGGCGTTGCAGGGGTGGCAGCGGTTTCGAGCTTGGCATCCAGGTACCAGAAGTCGCTGAACAGCGGGTCATTCCAGGCGCGGGCGTTGTCGTAGTAGTCGACTCCGACGCCGTTGCGGTTTCCGTGGCTCTCCCAGTCAATACCGCGCACCGACTGTTTGATCTCACCGCCGGGAGCATCGGCGTAGAACAGTGTGCACGCGGTGTGGCTGTATTCGCCGCCGCCGCCGTGCTGTAACCCGACGAGCATGATCGGCGCAAAACCCAACGCCTTCACGCCGCCGGCGGGCAGTCGCTTGAACCCGATGTCGAAAACAATCGGGTAGTTCAAGCGGAACGATTCCGTTGAGCCGTAGCGGTTTCCGGACCAGTCGGTGCGCCCCATCAGCAGCGCGCCGGTCTGCAATACCAGACCCGAGCAGTCGGTGGAGCGCTTCGGGTCGGTACTGAATGCGCCACCGAATGCGTACGGCAAGCCGCGGCGGGCGCGACAGAAGTTGTCAACCTCGCGGGCCTTGAGTTTCGTGATCACGGTGGTCATCGGGTGTACTCCTTTTCGATGCGTGGGTCGATTTCTTGTGCGTAGGAAGAGAGCTGGTCGGATGCCCACCAGCCGAGGCGGAACGCGACGGCGAACACGGCGAGGTAGAGGGCCGGATAGATGAGCAGCTGGCGGCGCATCATGCCGCCAGCGGGCCGAGTGCGAGGGTGTCGGTGTTGATGCGGATGATGTCGCCGCTGGCACCGGACTTGGAGGCGGCGGCCTGCGATGACCACAAGAAGTTCCCGGCCGTGGGGTGATCCCAGAATGACACCCCGGCAATGGTTTCCGTGGCGCCGAGAGTGTGCTCGGGGGTGTTGGATTGGCTGATCGACCCGGCTGCCGCCGCGTTGAACGCGCAGGCGTAGCGGGTGGCCACCGAGGATGCGTTAGCCGTTCCGTTCGCGCCGGGATCGCCGGTGTGCATCTTGGCGTACACGGTTGCCGGTGGTGTGTAGGCGACGTTGCGGCAGATGTGATCGAGCAGTTTGTTCGCCAGGTAGGACGAAATTCCCCATGCCATAATGGTTTTCCCTTCTATTGGTAGGACCGGATATGTGCTATGCCCGTTCCGCCGAGGCGTCCGGGGTTGGCGATTCCGAAGGCGCCGCCCGAGCCGGGGCCGCCGCCACCTCCGGGTGAGTTGCCGTTGGTGTTGGTGCCTGCCTGTGCGCCGCCGGTGTAGGTCTGGCCGTTGAGGGTGGTGTTGCCCGCAGCCTCGCCGGGCTGGTTGAGTCCGTTGCCGGCGTAGGCGCCTTTACCGCCGGCGCCGCCGGCACACGTGGTGGTGATTCCGTTGATCAGGAATGTGGTGTCACCGCCGGCGCCGCCGTCTTTCTCCTTGGCCCCCGCGGCTCCGGGCGCGCCCACCATGCCGGTCAGGGTCAATGCGGAGCCGGGGATGTCGATGTTGCGGGCCACGGTGCGCGCGTTCCATGCGCCTTTACGGCCGCCCTGTCCGGTGCTGCCCAGGCCGCCGTCACCGCCACCCCCGCCGCCTCCGGCACCGCACCCAACGCAGTCCATGAAGTCGCAGTTGCGCACGATGTTGTGAGTGAACGCCCCGGCCGTGGTGTAGGTGGCCAGCGTGGGCAGCCCGCCTGGCGGATAACCGAGGCTGCATGCCCGCGTCATGGTTACCGTCAGTGCGGCGTCGATCTTGGCGACGCGCTCGATCGCCAGCGCCGAGGACATCGAGACGGTGCGTGTCAGGTCGACGGGTAGCAGTTTGTCGAAACTGATCGAGCGCGGCGCCGTGAGGTTGCGCGTCAGGTCGATCGGGGCTACCCGGGCCAGGTCGAGGGTGCCGGTCATGCTCACGGCCTGTGCGAGGCCGCACCCGATGACCTTGGCCAGGAACAGGGCCCGTTCCATGGTGACGGCCAGCGCGAGGTCTTGTTGGAATGTGGCCTGTAGCGCAAGGTTGCGAGTGATGAGGATCGAGCGTTGCGCGGCCAGCTGGTACACAGCGGCCAACGCCAGCTCGCGGTCAAGGTGTACCGACAAGACCACGCCCATGGCTTGCATGGCGGTCAGCTCGACCTCGCCGACACACATCACTGCCAGTGCGGCGTCGATCCCGATGATGGCGTGCCACCGGCCGTTTGGTGCGGGAGCTGGCACGGCCGGATTGACCGACCACTTACCGCCCGACCGCGTGGCGGCAACGGTCGGGCTGGTGGACCAGGGCACGTTAGGGCCCGGCGAATCCTATGCGGGACACTATCGCACCCTCGCTGTCAGTGCCGGTGATCTGAATCCAAGACGGGTTGAGCTTGCCGTCGATGTCCAAGCCGCCACGCACGACAGCGAAGGTGATTCCGGGCAGCTCGGGCATGGTGAACGTGGTGCTCGGCTCGGGGATCTGCGCCGCCTGGGGTGGCGTGGGCGGTTCTTGCGGCAGTTCTGGCGCGGGTGGATCCGGGGTGGGCGAGGGGGCCGGGGGGTCTGTCAGATCCTCGTTGTCATCGACGGTGGCTGGTGCTTCGGGCGTGGTCATGGGTGAGTTCTCCTGTGGTGTGTTAGATGAGTTTTCGGCCGGTGAAGGAGGCCACGCCGAATACTTGGGTGATGGTGCGCGAGACAACGGTTTCCGAGCCGGTGGAGCCGTTTGAGCGCACGTCGTAATCGACGACGATCAGGGCGGGTTGGATCTTGTCGCCCGCGTTGAGCAGGATCTCGAATTCGGCGCCGGGGCCGATGGCTCCGGTGACCTGAACGTCGTTGCGGTACAGGCACCAATGCGGGGTGACCGGCCCCTTGGCCGAGTATGGGCGGCAGGTGGTCGCCAGCTTGTAGAGCCCGGCTTGGTCCACGGTCACCGCGCCTCGGCCAAGGTCGGTGATGGTGGCGCCATTGGCGTAGTCGGTGAAGGTGAAGAACGACGCCGGTAGCTGGCCCGCTGAGGTGATGGGGTCGGTGTAGGTGAAACCTGAAGTGGACGAGCGGGTTAGGCTCCACGCGTTCGACAAGGTGGCACTACCTCCCGAGGGGCTGTAATCGGACATGGCGAATGCTGCGATGCGGTAGGAGTCGTAGGTGAACCACGACGTTGCGCGCTGAACACAGAACATGGCGTATCGATAGTCCGGCCCGGCGGCGATGGTGCCCGCGACATCGGTCGCGGAGGTGGCCGGCTTGCCGTTCACGCGAACAAAGAAGTTGTTGCCGCTGCAACGAATTTCGATACGGGCACCCTGTTTGACTGACGAGAGCCCGCCTTGAAAGGTCATCGGTGTAGCGAACGTCCAGCTGGTACCTGAGCGGGTGAACTTGCCGACGCGGACCTCGCCCTCTTTGGCCAGGCAGTAGGCGCCCGTGGTGCGATCGGCGTTGCAGCGAATGAACACCCCGGAGTAGTAGTTTCCGTTTTGGGTGTTGCCGAGCACGAATGAGGCCGACTGTCCGTCGCTGGCATAGGTGTAGTTGGGGCTGGCGAAAAAGTAACCGTCAGGGTTGCCGTTCTTGACGCCCGCATATCCCGAGTCGCCCCGAATGGTGATATCGCCGGGCGTGGGGCCGGTGGTCCAATCGGTCGTATTCAGTGCGGCACCGTCGGCCCCGGAGAACACGAAGCTGTAGCTGTTGCCGTCGCCGGTGTTCTGCTCGGTCTCCTGCTCTTGCAACGTGGTCTGTGCGGCGATAGCGCTTTTGAGCGCATCTTGAGACAGGCCCAGTAGCGCCAGTAGCGAGTCCTTGGCTTGGTTGATGCGGTCCCCGATGGCGCCCGTGGTGCCGGTGCCTACGCCGTCGGCGCCGTCCTTGACCCCGGACAGGATGTTGCCGAGGTTGTCGACAAGATCGTCGACCCGGCTCATATCGAAATTGCCGACGACATCTCCGACGGACAGGGTTCCGCCGCTGGTGAGTTTCTGGGTCTTGTCCTTGTTGGTTCCGAACCACGTTGCGATGGCCGCGACGAATCCGTTGATCGGCGTTACCACCAAGCCGTTGTAGATGTCACCCAACTGATTGAACGTGGTTTGCAGGTCTTGGATCTTGACCTGGGGCAACGTCGGAATGTTGCCTAGGCCGATTAGGCCCAACAGTTCCGAGGCGGTGATTTTGCCGTCGGCGGTGATCGCGGCGAATCGCTGCTCGAACTGCACGATACCCGAGTTGGCTTGTCCACCAATGGCATCGAAGAACGATCTGAACTTACCCAGCACCGGTCCCAGGTTTGACATCGCCGAGGCGACGTTCGAGAAATGGACCGGCCCACCCGAGGCGCCCTCGGTGACCACCAATGTCACCGTTGCCCACTTGATCGAACCATCGGCCGGGACGGTCCATGAGCCAGTCAGGCTGGCGCGCACCCATGCCGAGTCCGCGGCCATCGGCTGTATCTGCTTGATGACGATATCGGGCAGCTTGGTGCCGTCCGGGCCGAAGGGCGTGATGCACAGCCGAATCGGATTGGACCCCGCCGTGGCCGTGAGGCCCTGCCACATCGCCGAGGCCGCCATATCGACGGTCTGGCCCGGCGCCACCTCGAAGGGGTCTTTGACGCTGATCGCGTACAGATGGCCGTCGGCGTTGACGTAGATCGACTTGCCCGACAGGTGCCCGTTCTGCGCGGCGTCGTAGTGCCAGTCCGGGTTATCGTCGACCACCGACGGGTCGGTGAATCCGCCGGCACCGTCAGTCAGATCCTTCTGGACATCAGCAACCCACGCCGCGGGGATGACGCCCTTGAAGAACTGGCTGACCGCCTTGGCGATAGCCGCGAACAGGTTGCCCCAACCCTCTTCAATCTCTTCTAGGGTGGGCCAGCCAACGTCCTGTCCAGAGGCGAGCTGGAGCAGCCGGCGTATCGGCATGAAGATCTGTTGAATCGCCAACAGTGTCTCGTCGTCGCCGTCGTAGGTGCCCATGATCGCCTCGGCCAAACCAACGAACTGGCCGACCACGGGCAGGCTTTCGATGAAGTCCAGCAGCAGTCCGGGCAGGTCTTCGGGGCCCTGAATATCGTTCGGGTCAGCGTTGGCGACGTGGGAATTGAATCCGGCGAACAGCTTCGTCAAGATCCCGAACGGCGTCAGGTCTTGCAGCGGGTCACCGCCGGTGGAGCCGTGGAACGTGCCGGGCATGCGTTCGGCGGCGCGGTTGCGCATCGCCGCGGGCGTCAAGTTCTGCAGCTTCTCAGCCAGAGTCTCGACTGTCAGTGCGCCAACGGGAAGGTTGGACACACCGCCGGGGGTGGTCACCGCCGCACCGCCCGGGCTGCCTTGGGTATGCGCTTGGGGCACTTGGGCGCGGTGGCGGTCATCTCCACATGCGGATCGGCTTCGGTGTGTTGGGGCTGCTCGGGCAGCTTGATCGATTCCTGGCGTACCCCATCGGTGATCCAGGCCGGCGCGTGCACCGCAGCGGGGTCAATGTGCTCGGTCTGCCGGATGCCCAGGGCGACAAGCTGAGTTGCCAGGTCGGCGACAACTGGCTGCATCACCGTCAACGGCAACTCGGTCGCAGTCAGCAGCGCCGAGGCCAGCGCACCGCCCAGGGCCTTGACCTGGCCGTCGATGTCATCAGCGGCCGGGATCTTCTTCGGAATGAACTCCGATTCGACAACCTTGTCGGCTAGTGCTTTTGCCTCTTCCGGAGAGATACCCTCTGTCACCACAGTCCTATCTGTTGCAGGCCGCTCATGGTGCGGCTCATCAGTTCGGCCATGCGCTCGATCGCGTCCTTCTCCTGGCGGGTATCCCCGAAGGTGCCCTCGACTGCCAGCGCTCTGCCCTGACCCCAGGTGATGTCCAGGGAGCGGCAGCGGCGCACGAATACCCGCGGCATGAGGTACTTGCTGGTGCCGCCGACCCGATCTCCGTTCCACCAGTGCCCAAAGCCGTTGTCGCCGATCAGCCACGGCGCAGCGTTGGCGACGGTCAGCGTGAACGAGGTGTCGGGGTCGGTCTCGCGCCGACGTCGGCGCAGATCCATCGTCGAGGCCGCAGTAAATGCCTGTGTGACATTCGTACTCGTGGTCTCCAGGTAGTGACCCCAGCCCTGCCGACTTGTCCGCAACAGCAGCGGTACCGACATGAACGCCAGGATCGAATCGCGGTAGATCGGGTTGAGAAACGAATCGATCGCGCCACCGAGTGAGCCGACGCTGATGTTGAAACCGACGGCAAGACTGATAGTGGCCGAGATGTTGTCCCCCAGAACATCGCCACCGTATTGAATTGCTGCACTGATCAATTCGTTCACGCCGGGCATTGACTGCCCGCCCACAGTGATACGCCCTGCCCCACCGGGTGAGCGTGAGAAGTTCGATGTTTGAATGCCGGTGATGTCGCCGTCGCGGTACGTCACGTAGGGGTGCGCGGCCTCGGTGCCGAGGATGCCGGGCAGTCGGTAGCCGGTCTCGTCGATCGTGTCCCCGGTAAACAGGTCGTAGCTGTCCTCGACATGGTTCGACAGCACATCGGCGATTGTGCGAGTCAGGCCCGTAGCCAGGTTGCCGCCGATGGACGTGCCGGTGCGGAAACCGGACTTGTCGACGATGCGGACGAACAGGGTGCCGTTGCGCCAGTTGGTGCCTGCGCCAGGCCACGGTTCGGGGTCGCCGGTCTTCCAGCGCCTCAGATCCCATTGCAGCTCTGCGTCTTCCATGATCGGCGCGGCCACGTCGAAGATCGATGTCTTGATGCTGCCGACGACCAGCGACAGCGGGGCCACCGAATCGCCGAACGTGCGTGGCACGATGACGATTTGCGACTGCTGCCAGATGTTGAGGAATGTGTCGACCAGCTCGGGAATGTTCCAGTTGGCCGGGTCGAGCAGTTTGAACAGGGTGCCGATGTCAATGTTGGTCAGCTGCAACCGAAGTAGATTCGCCGCCATTGTCAGCAAGATCCCGTGATCAGCCTGCGCGAGCAGCATCCACGCCTTCGGCTGCTGGATTAGTGACAACGGTAGGAACGGATTGCCCGCTGTATGAACGAATTTCAGCTCTTCGATATCGTCCAGAAAGTCGATGACCACCACGTCTCCGGTGGCCCCACGCTCAATATGCACACCGTCTTTGGCCTTCATCCGGCCGCCGATGCGGGCGCCCATGGTCTCGACGATCACGTGGATATTGCTGGTGCCGCGCGCCTCTTCGTCGAGCGCCCAGAACGCCGGCCACGTACCCCGGCGGTCGTCGAGATCGATCGGTAGGCGCAGCGAAATGGTCCCGGTCTGGTTGACGATCGGATTGACCCGCCCGCCCAGTTCGCCGCGCACCGTGCCGCGATAGACCCAATCGCCGTCGTAAAGCTCGATGTGCGGCGGGTCGTAGGCGCGCTCAATGCGGTACTCGCGCACCTCCCGTGCCCACGCCGCGAAGTCGTCGTGATCGGTGCCGGTGAACGGCTCAGCGAACGTCGCGACGGTCATGCTTGGTGCCCGTCGCAGCCGTGGAAGGTACCGACGTGGATCGGCGCACTGTCACCGACCAGCGCGTATAGCGCCACCTCGTACCGGCTTGGCAGTAGGCAGATTTCGCACCACAGTCCGGTTTCGGGTGTGCCGGGCACAAGGTGCAAGGCGACCGCGTTGACCCTCACGCCTCAAGTCCGCTTTCTGCCGACCAGAAACGACGCTGCCGCAAGGTGGCCTTCGCTCCCGAGGGGCCCTGGCACACGACCGGCACCACCACCGGATCATCGGCGGTGCCGGTGTACTGGGGCACCGGGTAGAGCGGTTCCACCCCGTTGAACAGGCCCGCCGCATTCGACAGATCGGCGCTGAGGTAGGTGTCCATAAACGGGTCAGACATCACGGACAGCATCTGGGTCAGCTGTGGAGTGACGATCATTCGTGCCGCGTCGGCGCCCACCGGGCGGTTCCACTTACGTTCCTGCCCGAACGCGAAGTCTGGGAACTGCCACTGAATGGCGGGGTCGAGTTCCCATTCGGGCCAGAGGTCTTGATCAGTGGGGTTCCATACGTCGAAATACCCGGTGTTCGGGTTGGTCACCACGCGGGCGATGTGGATGCCCGCCGTGGACTTCCCGGTGAACAACGCGACTAGGAATCCATTCAGCGGCCCGGTCATGAAGGACAGCGCGAACCCGAACAATGTGGCGGTCACCGTGACCCCACCGGTGCCGATGTTGGAAAGCTGCTCGATGGCTTGCCGTAGCGTCGAGGCTGACGAAGTGAATGCGATGGGCGCAGTAGTCTGGCCGCCGATGGTGATCGTGTAGGACAGGGTGCCCAGGGTGATGGAGAACGACAGCGGCGCAAGTGATGTCCCATCAACCGTGAGCATTCCGGGGCAGGTTGCCGGTGTGCGAACGGTCCAGCGACCGGGATCGCCGGTCACGGTGACATTTCCGGCCCCGATGGTTGACAGCGCCTCCAGTGCGGCTTGCACGGTTGCGGCGTCAGCGTCGTATGGAATCGGCTCGGTGAGGACGGCCGCACCGGCAGGGCCGTACCCCAGCTTGAAGGTTCCAGATGTGGCAGCGAGATAGACGGTGAAGTTGCCCGGATTGACCCAATCGGCAACATCCTCGACGCCCTCGTACATCGGGTTGTACGCGTGCGCGGAGACCACCGCGTGATAGACCTTGTCGATATCAGCGTCGAAACCATCCTCGGTCGTGTACTGAATCTCCTTGGCCAGCTTCAAATACAGGAAACGCGGGCCCGAAGGTCCGTCCCATGTGCACTTGACCTTGCGCAGGTTGTACGGAGTGCCCCAGAGCTTTTGAAACCGAGGGCGGGACGCTGGGGTCAGCCAGAACGGCAGAATCGGATTGCGGATCGGTACCTCTTCGCCGACCGGCCGCCCGCCGGGCTGGAATGCTCCCGACTGGGTGCGCATCGTAAACCCGGTGTCATACATACTCTTCGGGTCAGTGTCGAGCACGATGTCGTCGAGCAGGTACTCATCATTCGGCGCGGACACCACCACCGAATCACCGTTCGACGAATCCAGCGTGATCGTTGCGACCGCCATCTATGACCACCTGCCCAATTTCGCTGCCGCCATTTCGTCTTGCTGCTGCCGCATGATCGATACGGCGCTGCTGGTGTCGAACGCGCTGATCGTGGTGTTGAATACCGGCCCCGGCTGTGCACCGGCCCCCGCACCGTGAGCAGTCCCCGCGGGAAGCGCTGCGGGCGCTGGCACAGCGGCCGACGCGGCAATGGGGGTCGCGCCGCCGAATCTGGCGCCGGGGCCTGCTCCCTCGGGTGCGCCGCCAAGGCCACCACCGGAACCGCCACCACCGACGGATATGCCGCTGACGAATTGAGAGATTCCCTTGAGCCAGCCCGGCGAATCGCCAACACCGAGCACTCCGAGCGCCGAGGACACCTGTCCGCCGACCGCCGCGGCAGCTGCGTTGCCGAACTCGAATGTGCGCTCTGGCTGACCGGGCACCTGCGTTGTGACGCCCATACCGGCCAGCCCGATCCCCGAGAGCCCGGAGAGGGATGACGGCAGATTGAACCCGCCGCCGGTGGACGACGAGCCACCACCCGGCGCGGCAGCGCTCACCGCCTCCGCGCCAAGGGAACCGCCGGGAGCATCACCGACTGGCGGGCCGGAAGCCTTAGTCCCAGCGTTAACCGCCGCGGCGGTCTTGGACTGCAGCGACCCGAGAAGGCCATTGGCGATACCTGGACCCGAGAAGATGTGCACGTGATCCATATGGTTATCGGTCGGCGAGCCCCGATCCTCCATGTCGTACCCGCCACCACCCGGGTAGTACAGGTGTTGGCGCCAGATCGCCCACTTCAGATCGATAGCCGCGGCATTCGATAACACGAAGTCCTTGACCGCATCACCCTTGGCCTTGTCGTTGCCAACCATTACATCCAGGGCACGGCCTGTTGAGTGCTCGTTGAATTTGCCGTCGGGAGACCGATATCCGCCGATGCCGCCGGACGGTCTGAACTGCTGCGAGATGATGTCGCTGAGTTCGGCTGTGCCCTTGACCAACCCGCCCTGTGCGTATCCGGGTAGCTTGCCCTGGTTGTTCAGGTAGTCCAGCAGGCCGGGGTAGGCATTCTCAATTCCCTTGCGCGACTTGGATTTGATAACGAATTCGTCCCCATGCACCACGCCCGCGATCTGCTGGGCCGACACGTTGCCGGTGTAGCCGCCACCGTCGAACTTGGGCATGTGTGGTATCGCGCTGATCTTGGTGCCGCCGACCTCGATAGACAGGGTGTCGGCGACCGCATTCCACTTATCGCCGATCCAGTTGAGCACCGTCACCAGGCCGTTCTTGAGCCCGTCCCACATGCCCTTGGCTGCGTTGGTGATAGCGCTGGGCATGCCTTTGACGAAATCGACTATGGCCGTGAACTTCTCCTTGACGCCGGTCCAGACCTCGCCAGCCTTGGTGACCAGCCAACTCCAGCCATCGCCGATGCCTTCCCACACCCTCTTGAGCATTGGCCAGGCGGTGTCCATGAACCACTTGACGACGGCCTCGGCGGCGATCTTGATGGCCTTCCACGCGGCGTCGACGATGGCGCGGAACCGCTCGGAGTGCTGATACGCGTAGATGATTCCCGCCACCAGTGCGCCCACGGCCACCACGATCAGTCCGATTGGGTTGGCGGTCATGGCCAGGTTCCACAACCGTTGCGCCGCGGCCGCCGCCTTACTGGCGAACGCAATCGCGTTGGCACCAGCAGAAGCCAGGACTGCCGCGGCGTTCATCCCCTCCAGTAGTGGGGTTGCCGTACCCAGGGCGTTGTTCAGGGTATCGATCGCGCCGGCACCCCAGGCGTCGTCTCCGCCGATCAGCTCCTTGGTGGTGGTGAGCGCATTACCGACCTCACTGACCTTGCCGGTAATAGAACCGGCGACAGTGGCGATCTTGTCCGAAGCCTTCGATAGGCCGCCAGATAGCGAATTGCCCAGCCGGATAGCGATATCCGTACCGATGTTGGCCTTGTCCACTGCGCCGACAAGGCCACGCTTGATGGATTCCCCGGCCTTGGTGTAGTTGCCCCTGCTGACCCCATCGAGGATCGATGTCACGATGGCCGCACCGGCGCCCGCACCCACCACTGACCCGAGGCCAGGTAGGGCGCTACGCAGAATGTTGCCGACCGACCCCGCAATGCCAGACATCCCAGTGGGAATGGTCTTGGCAATCTGCTCGCCGATCGCACGCCCCGCCAGCTCCCCGGCCGTGGCCCCGGCGTTGGTGATCGCAGCCGATTCGATCCTCGGCACAACCTTCACATCGCCGGTGTGCTTCTCGACCGTCTCCTTGGCCTGCTTACCGGCGGTCTCCGCGGCGGGCTGATCGACCTTCGGCTTGACCGCAACCTCGGTGGTCTGCTTCTCGATGGTGTCCTTGACCTGCTTGCCCGCGGTGTCGACGGCCTTCTGGTCAACCTTGGGTGTGATCGAGACGCTGACGACCTTGCCGTCGATCTGCTTGTCGATCGCCTCGGTCACGCCTAGTAGCGACGGTATGAGCTGCAACGTGGCGTATCCGATAGTCGTCACGTATGTCTCACCTCCACAACAGGATTCATGAATTGATCAATGCTTGGCATAGCCACTCTTGCGTCTCAGGAACATGGCTTTGAGCGCTTCTTTCGCTGCGGCAACAGCTTTGGCGACCATCGCGGCGCGCGTCGGATGGTCGATGTTTTCAGGAACCTTCTTCGGGTCGCCGAGCAACTTGACCATTGCCGCCCACACATCAGCGATCAGGTGATCGGTGACCGTCCACCCGGGTTGACCGTCGTTGACCGCCGCCACCGTGCGCGAATGCGGCGGCAGTTGGCGCACCAGTACGCCGACACGGCGGATAGACAGTGCGCCGCGGTACAAATCGGTGAGGTCAAGTCCGTTGTAGTACTGGGCTAGGTCGGCCTCTATCTCGTCGCCATGCTCGTCGAGCAGGCATAAGAGGCCGATTATTCCCCCGACAGCTCCAACAGCTTGGCGCCGATCGCGGCGAAGTCTCCCACAGTCGGGCTGGTCGCGAGGAACGCCGCCCACTGTTCAGATCCGAGAAGCATTTCGGTGCCGCCCAGTTCGTCGCCGTCCTTGAGTTTCATGTATGCCTCCAGGGGCACGGCGTCGCCGAATGGGATTCGCAAGGTGATCCCGTTCTGCTCGATGTCGACGTATCCGTCAGCTTCGGCTTGACGAATCGCCGCCGACTTCTTGGCCTTGTGATCTTGCGGCTTGGGCGCATTGGCGGGAACTGCCTTGCGCGGCGGGCTTTTACGTGGTGCGGTCATGTTCGACTCCTTGGCTACAGGGAAAGGGGATCGACTCGCTTGGGTGAAGCCCCGCCCCGGACACGGGAGTCGGTCGCGTCCGGGGCGGGTGCTTTCGACCTACGAGACAGTGACGGTGCCGCCGGTGCCGGTTGCCGACACAGCGGGAACCGGGCCGGTAAAGGTGGCCACCAGTGGGCCGCCGTCGGGGCCTTCGACGGTCACACCGGGCGCGTCGAGTGCCTGCACAGATTCCAAGTCCCGCATCGCGGACTGCAGCGCGTACGCCGTCTTCGCTGTGAGGGAGGCCGTGGTGTCATCACCCACCGTTGCCGTGTAGGCGGTCACGCCCGCGCCGATAGTGAACGTCTTGGTGACGTCGTCGTCGGTGCTGCTGTCCAGGTACTTGAACACGTCGCCATTCGCGTCGGCGGTGTGGTGCACCGTGATCTCTGCGAATGACAGCTCGCCGTCGACAATGCCGCCGTGGCTCTTGAGTTCGGCCAGCGCCGGGCGCAGCGCCACCCACACGCGGGTGATGTCCTCATCGACGTACCGGTACAGCACGTAGATCTGAACATCCTTGGGGATGCCCAACTTGTCCGGCGTGGAGCCGGGCAGCACTACTTTGCGGGTGACGGAGTTGTACTCCAGCGCGGTGAAACCGCTCTTGAGCTTGCCCTTGCGGAACTTGATCCGAAACGACGGATGCCCGAACGCGTCGTATTCCTTGACCTCGCCGGACGGGTCGAGTGGGATGCCCTTCTTGTCGTCGATCAGACCGGAGAACTCCCAGTCCTTGGCCCCGGGGTCGTCGGTGGCGTTCGTCGGGATCTTCGCGGCGATGTTGTTGCCTGGGACATCCTGCTTGAGTATCAGCCAGACCTCGGCCTTATCCGGGATGACGGTGGCATCGGGATTGATCTTTGCAACCATTGTTGATTCCCTCCTTTAAGGGCGTGAGAGCCCTTGCGGGCCAACAAAAAACCCCGCCAGATAGGCGGGGTTGATCGGTGCGCTACAGCGCAGTTACCGGGTGCGTGCTCGGGTACGCACGGTGAAAGAGATGAGGTCGCCGGCGGTGCGCTTGTCGCGCGCCTCCAGGAACGCGGCACCCGGCAGGATCGCGGCGACACCGGGAACACGCGCCGTCAACAGCCGCGCCATCGCCGCGTACGCGTACTTGGTCTCCCTGCCCGCAGTCCATGACGTGACCCGGATCGTCGGGTCCGTGGCCGCCGGCCACATGTCCAACGTGCTGCCGTCATCAGCGACCAGCAGCACCGGATCGGAGTCAAGCGTCCAGTCGGCCGGAAGTTCCAGGCGCACCGACAACTCGGGGAACCGCCCCGCAAGATCGGCCTTGAGCCAATCCTTGATCAGCCGCGCAACGTCGACCGGCTCACGCACCGCGGGTAGCGTCACCGGCCAGCCTTGCCTTGCGCCCGCCGCTCAGCCACCCACGCCTCATTTGCATCGCCGGACGCCTTCGCTTCCGCGGGTGTGGCTTCCGGCCGCGCCTTGCGTCCCTTGCCGTAACTGCGCGTCTCTGCGGCGGGTTTGGGCCGCACCTCTAGCCCGGCCGCCGCGGCGGCACGAGTGAGCACGCCATCCTTGGCCTGCATCTCGGCGGGCACACTCACCGAGGCCGCGGCGCGGTCGGTGGTGTACGTCTTGACCTCGGCGCCCTCGCCGATCGCATCGGCAATCTGATCCGCCAGATCCTTGATTGCGCCGGACGCCAGTACCTTGAGGACTTCGGCGCCGCCCTCTTGGTCCAGTACGAATGCCATCAGCCTTGCCCCCTGGCGCACTGCACCTCGAGGCCACCGCGCCCGTTCACGTTCCAGTCGTTGACGGTGATTCTGCGGTATCGCTTGCCGCGCACCGTCAGCTCATCGCTGTTGACCAGATCGGTGCCGGGAAGGAAGTAGACGACGCACTGAGTGTCCTCACCGGTGCGACCGCGCTCGGCTCGATCTGCGCCGCCGCTCGACCCCGCCGATGTGTCACCAGATCCCGGCGCAACGCCGATCGCAGTCAGTGACACCGGTGCGCCGTCAGCGGTGAGCTTTCCGTTTTCGTCACGACCGGCCCCGCGGTGCCGGATAACCTGCTCGCTCATGCCGGACTCTCGAGGCGGTACTGCTCCAAGATCGACAGCTCCGTTGCAGAGAATGCCGACCTTGAAACGGTTTTCTCTTCCGCCCAGCGGAACGGCCCAACCGCGATCGGATCGCCGCCGGTTGGGGCTTTCGACATGCGATCAATGAATGAGAGCACCGCGGCATTGAATGGGCCCGCGTCCTCGATACCGTGATCCATGGTCACGGTGATCGCGCCGTAATGCGGCGACCAAAAACCACCGCTCTTCTTGCGGACTAGTCCGCGCTTGGACACGTACAGGCTCGAAACGTCCACCGGCTGACCGTTTTCGGTTACCTCGGTGAGCGCGATGAGCTTGAGCGTCGGAAGTGCCAGCAGACGCCCGCCGGGCCCATCCAATTCGACCTCGTGCCCGGTCTTGACGGGAGTGACGTGCCAGCCGCAGAACTGCCGAACATAGGACAGTCCCGCGGCCAGCAGCCGCCCAGTCTCAGCGTCCGTCTTGTCGAGCCGCTTTCGCGTGTACTGCTCGACATCGTCGACTGTGAGTTCGGGCATGAAACCCTACGCGCTCGGCTCGGGCACGGCGGCCTTGTTCTCCGGGGTCGCCGCCTTGTTCGCCGCCGCGCGCTTGGACTTTGCCCCGACGGGCGTAACCGCGTCGCCGTACGCCTCGGCGTCCTCGTCGGACAGCTGCACGGTCGTCTCGCCGTGCCGCGTGGTCAGTGTGTATTCCTTCATCACTTTCTCCTTCGGATGATCATTGATGATTCGGGAAACCGTTGCGGCGCCGCGGAATGTAATCCACAGCGCCGCAACGGTTGTCAGAGAATCGGACTAGGGGGTCCAGTCCAGGGCGACCTTGCAGAAGCCCAGCGGCTTGCGAACCGCCAGTGCGCGACGCACCTCGGCACGGATCGTCACCAGGTTGCTGGTGAAGTTCGAGGCGTGCTGGGTTGCCGACTCGACGCGGACGCCGCCCTTGCGGTAGGCCGTCGCCGCCAGCTTCCACGAACCGACCGCCACGGTGCCCTCAGCGATAGCCGGTGTGACGACGGTCTTCTGTGCCCACAGCGGAGGCTGCAGCACCAGGCCGTCGTTGGCGTACTGCCCGGCGAACGGGCCGCCACCGTAGTACTGCTGGTTGCCGTCCTTGGTCAGCCGGAAACGCTGGTAGTCGTTCGGGTGAATCACCAGACCGTCCACCGGCAGCTGCGCGTTGGTTTCGACCTTCGTCATGGCGCGGAACACCGCATCGAAGTTGTCGGACGGCCCACCCGATGCCTCGGTCTGCAGACCCGAGCGGTTCAGCACGCCGAGCAAGTTCTGACCAGTGCCGTCACCGTTGAGTAGCTGCTGCTCCTGGATGTAGGCCAGCTCATAGAGCAGCCGGGTGTCGATTTCCGTCTTCAGGAAATCGGCGTCTTCCAGGAACTCATCGGTGAGCGTGATGAAGCCGGCGATCTTCTTGAGCGCGTCGGTCTTCTGCGTGGGGTTCACGAAGTGCATCTGCGGCTTCGCTCCACCCTCGGCCACGGTTGCGAATCCGCCCTCGCGCGCACCTTCCACCAGGTAGCTGATGGCGTTGCCGGAGATCGGGCCCTGCGCCAACAGATCGTCGATCGTGAGGCGAACGCGCGGTGCCTGCACGACGGTCCGGTCGAAATCTGTCAGATACGGCACGCCGTCTGTCCAGCCACCCACCACGTGGTTGTCGGTGGCCGCCTTCGACGGAATGAACTCGGGCGCACCGACGGTGACGTTGGACTGGCCCTTCTTTTCGAGCATGCCTGCGTGCGCGTGCTTGACGAAGTGCTCGCCGAGAGACTTCGCGCCCCGCTCGTCACCGCCCGGCTGGACATCGCCCGGGATCTCGCCGGCCATCGCATCGAGCGCGGCCAGTGTCGCGGCGGACTTCTCGCCCGCGGCGATGTCGGACTTGAGCTGGTTGATCTCGCCCATCTTGCCGTCGAGGTCGGTCTGCTCTTCCGGGGTCAGTGCCCGGTTCTCGCCCTTGGCCTTCTCAGCCACCTCACGCGCCGCCTTGATCAGCGCTGCGAGCTTTTCCTTGGGATTCATCCCATTTGCCCCTTTCAGGCTTCGTTGATTGCTAACAGCGCCAGGTAGACGGACGGGTCTGGCGTGGCCACATCCGACGAAGCCTTCGGCTCATCGGCGGGCGGTTCCTTGCCGCTGGTCTGGTCCTGGTCTTCTTTGTCTGCCGAATCCGCATCCGGCAGCACACTTTTGAGGGCGGCCACGATCTCTTCGGCCTGAGCAAGCGCGCCGCGCAGCGCATCCCCGTTCTTGGCCGACAGCGCGCGCCCGGCCTTGGCCGCCATGGCGCTCGTAGCCGCCTTAACCGCCAGAATCTCGGTCTCCTGGTTGGCGCCGATCGGCACGATTGACACCTCATAGAGTTCGAGTTCCCGTAGCTCGTAGTAGGCATCTCGCCAGGTCTTGTCCTCACCCTCGGGCTGGATGTACGCGCCATCGACCACGCGATAGGCGAATGACATCTGATTGACCCGGCCCGATTTGAGTAGCCGATAGGTCTGCGCGGCTTTCGGCGATTCCATGTCCAACCGGCCGTGCACCTTGAGCCCGCGGTCGTCCTCGGTGGCCTCGAGGATCTCACCGAGGTTGAAGTCAGGGTCGGCGGTGTTGTGGCCCCACAGCAGCGGAATCGGAATGCCCTTGGCCTTCCAGTCGGCCAGTGTGTTCGTGAACGCACCCGGTAGCACGACGTCGCCGTAGCTGTCCTTGTTGCCGAAAACGCTCGCGTAGCCGATGAACTCGCCATCTTCCAGCCCGTCGGTCTTGAACTTCACGACCACGGACTTCGCGCCAGACTCGGCGTGCGGTCCGAGCTTTGCGGCGAGGTCGTCAGAAGTGGACATGCAAATCGCGTCCGTTGATGTTGCGGCCATTGCTCTTATCTCCCTCGTTCGGGTCGGTCGGCTCGTTGCCTGCGGGTACCGGGTTCTGGTCACCGTTGGCGGTGACGTTCAGCGGCACGATCAGCTCGTCGCCGCCGTCGATGCGCGGCATGTTCAGCCGTGCGCGCCCCTCATTGCGCGTCATGTACGGGCCACCGATGGCCTTTTGCAACATGTCGCCTTGTTCCTCGAAAGACCCGGCCAGCTTCGTTTGGAGGTTGAACTCGCAGTAGACGTTTCGCGGGTCGGCCAGCTTCGGCACCAGCTTCTTGTTGATGCGCTGCACCGTCCGCTCAATCTCGGGACCGAGGTTGTCTCCGTACAGCGCCTTGCGGAACTCGCGCACATTCGCGTAGTTCGCATTGTCGAGAATGCCCACCATCGTGGGGTTGACGAAGTACACCTGGGCGCAAGTCTCCAGCGAGAGCTTCACGCCCTCAACCCACTGGTTCTCCTTGGCGTTGAACGCGATTGCCTTCAACTCCATGCCATCTTCGAGCAGCGGCGTCCCACCCGCGTTGGACGCGCTATCCCCGGCATACGAGTTCTTCCACTGCTCAATGAATCGACTGCGGGGCGAAGTGCCGTCCGGGCCCGCATCCTTCCAGCTCGGCGCCGTCGCGGGGCGTGTCAGATATGAGCCGACCCTCCCGCCACGCTTCCACATCTGATCTCTGAACACCTGGCCGTGAATCTGCTCGGCCAGAATCGCTTTGAGCGAGTGCACCGGAGAAACACCAGACCTCGGGTCAACCGGGTTCCAGCCGCGAAACACGATCATGTCGGAGGCGTCAACCTCGGTCCACTGCCCAGATGTCCCAGGGATCGCCACCTTGTACTTGGCGACGTTGAATGCCGTCTGCCCGATGGTGCCGATGACCCATGTCGTCGGAATGTGCCGGATCACCCAACCGGTCGGCGCGTTATTGTCGCGGCCCACGTACCAATACGTTTCGTCGTAGAGCATCCTCGACGCGACGGTGGCCTCGATCAGATCGAATTGAGTCATATCGTCGTTGGGGTCGCGCAGCAGGTTCGCGAGCGGACTGTCCCTGACCCGGTTGCGCCCGTCCTCGGCATCACGCTCGAAGACGTGGATGCCCAGCTGTGCGATGTTGCGCGAGACGAATCCAACGAGGGTGCGTAGGTGAGGCTGCTCGCGCCATAGCTTCTCGACCGGCTGATGCATGATGCTGGTGAGGTACTCGTCCAGGCTCATGCCTTCGGGTATCAGCTCGTATGTCGGCCGCGACGGCATGCTCGGAATCTGAGAAGGCTTGGGCGCGAACCCGAGCCATGAGGCTAGGCCCACCGGTCAGCCTCACAGCGCGACAAAGTCGCTGTCTTCATATGCACTCCTCGTCTCGGTTTCCTTGGCGGCTAGCGCGCGGGAAAGCGCCATGATCAGCGCCACCACGCCGTCGATCTTGTCGCCAGCATTGGCCTTGTCCGGCTTCACATTTCCTGCCGGGTCCATCGCAACCGCGAAGTTGTCGATCTCCCAGCGCAACAGCGGATTACCGCCGTGGCGGATCATCGGCTTGATCGGCAATCCGTTCTCATCCGTGCGTGCCCCGATGCGGATCAACCGCTGTAAGTCCTTGGTTGGCGCGCTCATCGAGGCGAACCCCTGGCCCATGGTGAGCATCGGGGCGCCGTCGGTGATCAGGTTGTTAATCAGCTGTTGTGCGTTCCACCGGTCATAGGCGATCTCCTGCACCAGGAACTCGTCACGGTCCCGTGCGATCTGCGCCTCGATGAAGTCGTAGTCAGTCACGTTGCCCGGGGTAGTCGTCAGCCAGTGTTGGGCGACCCAGTTCGTCGCGTTCTCCGCAGTTCGCTCATCGAGATCCTCGATCGAGTCCTCTGGTGCCCAATGCCGAAGTAGCGCATCGAAAGTGCCGTCATCGTTCGGGAACACCCATGCCAGCGCACACAGATCACTCGTCGATCCGAGGTCCAAGCCGCCGTAGCACTCACGCCCCTTTAGGCGCTCCGGAACAACGATGCTGGCGTTGATATCCCAGTGGCCCACGTCCAGATACCGGGTTTCCTGCTTCGTCCGAATGCCCAGACGTAGCCTCAAGAACCGGGCCAGCTCGGCTGGGGAGTCCTTCGCCTTCTCGGCGGCCTCGACCATGGACCGCTTCGTCGGGCTGATCCCGTAGCCGGGATTGGATTTGCGCCAGGTCGATTCGGCGAACGGGTCATCGCCCTTGACCAGCTTGCCCTTGTCGTATTCGGGCTTCTCGGCGGCGAACACCACTCCGTACGTGCTTGGCCGCTTGAGCACCCCGCGCGCCAGTTTCTCGATCAGCTGACGCTTCTCGTCGTACGGCGTATGCCGGCGCCCAGCGTCCGCGGTCGTGATGTAGATGATGAGCGGCTGCTCACGAGAGCCCGTTCCGGTCTCCAGCGCCTCGATCAGCGCCATGTCCTTGTGCAGGTGCAACTCATCGACGATCGCGCCGTGAATGTCTGCGCCGTGCTGCGCATCGCCCGCGTTGGCGATCGGCTGAAAGTAGCTTCCGCTGGCCGCGTGCGTGATCCGGTGCTTGAGCGCCCGCAAGTATCGTTTCAGCCCTGGCGACTTGTTGACGATCTGACGGATTGGCTCGAAGACGAACCCGGCCTGATCCTTGGTCGTCGCCGCGGCTACCACCTGCGCGCCCTGCTCGCCATCAGCTGCCGTCAGGTAGATGCCCCACCCGGACGCCGTGGTGCTCTTGCCGTTCTTACGCGGCATCTCGAAGTACGCGATCGTGATGATGCGCACCCAGTTGCCCGAGTCCAGCGACTTGTGCACCCAGCCAGCAACCGGGGCGATCATGTACGCCACCTGCCACACGTCAGGATCGAAGCGCTGACCAGCGAATCTGCCCTTGGTGTGACGCAACTGGCGAAACGCCGCAACAACCTTGTCGACGCGTTCAGGGTCGAACCGCGCCCCCGGAACCTCGCGTGGCTCCGGCGTCTTGATCAGCGGAGGGCAGTCAGGGACCGCATAGCCGCGCGATTCGAGATACCAAGCAACCTCGGGGCTGAGCTTGAGTGCATCGAGATCAGCGTCAGCCCAAGGGCTATCAGTCGTCGGCGGCTGCACCCGCGAACGGGTTCGCCTCGAACTCGCCACGATCGTCGTCTCGCTTGGACACGTTGCGCTCGGCCGCCGGCGTCAAACCGAAGTGGTTCGCGAACTGCAGCAACCGTGCCGACGCCTGCTCGGCGACGGCCACCGCGGGATTCTTCGTCCACCACACCGAGGTGGAGCCGTCCTTGCGGGTCGACTCATTGCGCACGGTGATGCCGTTGGCGGTGACATCCTTGGTTGCCGCGACGAACCGCGCCCACGTCTCACAGTAGGCCGCCAACGTCGCCCGGTCCTCCGGTTTGATCAGGTCAAGACGCACCAGGCCAGGGGCAACGCGCTTCCACTCGGCCTTTGCCTCGCGCGAGAGCCAGCTCGGCGGATTCGGGGCCAGACGCTTGAACGCCGGGGGCTGTGCAACCGGCCTACCTGCACTATCCTGGCCCTCGCCGCGACCGCTGAGTAAGAGCAGTTTCGCTGGCTGCCGTGCGGGCATCACTCACCACCTATTTGCTGTACGTGGAGGCCATTTGCTGGCGCGCCGTGGGGTTTATGCATAATTGCCCCCCCTTGCATGGATGTTGTGCAGAAAAATCTTCAGCTACCGCGGCGAGTCGCATACGTGCTGGTCAGAGCGATATTCACCCCTATACCCCCTCTGACCTGCGATTATGCGCCAATCGGGGTTATACGCCATGCATAAACCTCTGAATATTTATGCACGCGCCGCTGGATAGAAGTTTGCTCACACAGACGTGGGTTTGCTGCGCAGTTTGGCGAGCATGCTCTTGGTCCAGCACGCAACGGCAATGCGGAGCTTGGTACGCCAAGGCATGTACTTGCGCAGGTCGAGGGTGCCGACGACCTGATCACCGCACAGCAGCGTGATCACGTGGGGCTCGCGGACCTCGGTCGTGATCGTCATGGTTCGGAACTCGGCTGGTGCCATGGTCGTGCTTACCTCGCTCTGGTCTTGCCGCGCAGTGCGTCGGCGTTGGTCTTGGCCTTGTGGTGGTCATCGCACAGGGACATGAAGTTGCGCGGGTCGTACTTCTCGCCACCCTCAGCCAGCGGCGTCACGTGGTCTACGTCGTCGGCCAGACGCGGGCAGCTCGGGTGCTCGCACAGCGGGTGTGTGGCCAGGTAGGCATCACGCACGCCTTGCCAGCGCCGGTCATTGCCGCTGTCGTGGGTGGACCCTTCCCAGGCCGGACGACATGAGCATGGGCGGCCCTTGGGCGCGGGGTTGTGGCAGCGGCTACATACGCGCGGTGGCGCGCTGGGCATTGATCAGCAGCCGAGCCTAGCGACTGACCGCGGCGGGTCGTACCCTCGCCATGTGCCCCATGGATGCCATGTGATCGGCTGTCCGGCGTAGGCCTGGCCTCGCTGCGCGATCTGTGTATCAACCGAAGCGACTTCACCGTCAGCCTCATCGCACATGGGCATCACGACGGCCAAGTTCGGGTCGAGCTTGGATAGCTCTGCGATCAGCTCGCCGACGTTCATTCAAGGCCCCTTAATATGACAAAACCCCAGCTCAGGCCGGGTTTTTTGGGCAGGGTCTACTTGCGACAGTTCCAATCGTCGCAGGTCAGGACGTGTTGCGCAAGTAACGTGAGGGGCAGGCGTGGCGTGTGACATTCGGCCGAATATCTTTCGCGCCTATGTCACACCACCGCGGCGTGACTCTTCCCGCCCAGATCCGGGCCCGTTGAGGATCTCGCACTCGGGGCCCATCTTGGGCGCGTAGACGGTCGCACCGCAATGGCATGTCCACATGTGGTGCTTGCCGCCGCATGCGCACGGACGACAACGCTGGGTCCACCCTGGCTCGTCGGCGCTATGCCAGTTGGGGCAGTAGGTGGGGCTGACGACGGTCCAGCCCTTACCGTTGGGCACGAGGTCACCGACGTACGCGTTGGGGAACTTATCGCGCGGTGGCCGTGCCATCTGCAAGTTGTACCGCTGACCACCGACAAAGCTCTGACACGGACGTGGCCACGACGTGGCATTGCTCATTCCAGTAGTTGCCGCACCGGGTGCAGGCGGGTATCCACACACCGTTGACGCCGTGTGTGCACTGGGCGCGAACACAGGACCGACAAAGCAGCTCCCACTGCGGCGTCCACCGAACATCGGCTTCGTCGTGAATGTCGTCGCAGCCGATACACCAGAGCCTCACGTCGACGTCCCCGATTGCCCGTATGTACGCGAGAAGTGCCGGCGCGGGGGCTCGTGCTCGATTGCCGATTCCGTTTGCAACATTTCGTGGAGAATTTCTACCGCCGATGTTGCATCCGCGGTCTCGACTCGTCCCGCCTTGAGCTCGGCGGCACGCAGCTGCCGAACAGCGCGCAAGCTGAACACCCGCGGATCTCCGCGCAGGATGTAGTGCTCGACGAACACGCCCTTATGCAGCCAGCCGACCGGGGAGAGCTTGCGCTGCCTAAGCCACCGGTAGAGCTGGCGCTCCGAGACCGGTTCCTCGATGTCCTTGAGCCGCTTGAGCAGGATGCGCTCGGTGAGCCGGTCGCCTTCGAGCCATGCGCGTTGGCGGTTGCGCTGCACGTCCACCGGCTGCTTGCACGATGGGCACGTGATGCTGCGCTCGTCGGTCGCGGCGTACAGGAACTTGCCGCATTCGATGGGCTTGCCGGTGCGTGAGTACGCCTTGATGGTCGGGCATGGGCCGGCGAAATGGCGGTCGGGCCGGTTGATCATGCGCAATGCACCGGCGCGCAGGTCGGCCATTTCCTTGAAGCAGCGCGCGGCCCCGGGGTCGGCCGCGATGGTGTGCACGTGTTCGGCCAGCCATTCGGCAGCGTCGGCCGCGGTGGGCTGGTATCGCTGCGGGAGGCGCCGCCAGCGCTCATCAGGCAGTGGTCCGATGAAGTCGAGCGCGACGACGCGCACCGGCTCGAATGCGATCCGGCGCGTTTCGCAGAGGTCACGTACCCATGTGGTGACAGCGTTGCACGTCTGGTCGGCGATGGTATTCGGATTGCCCTCCGAGTCGAATCGAATCGGGCTGGGTTCCTCGCTGGATTGCCCGACCGATCCGGTGGTCAGCACGTCTTGACCGGTGAGTGTTATCTCCAGTTCGCCTATCAGCCAGGCGATCTCGGTGAGGTGTTCCTGTAGCTGGTCGATGCAGTCATTGCACAGGAACAGATCGCATTTCTGGGAGCACTTGCGGCACTTGGTCATCGGTGGACTACCGATGCGATCACCTCGGCCACGTGCGCAGACCATTCAATTGAGCCGTCCATATCCTTGCCGCAATCGCACCAATAGTCGACATCGCCGTCCGGGCTTTCGTCATTCCAAAACACGTGCCTCTGGAGCAGCGCGGCAATCGCGTCTTCCGTGGTTCGTGCGAGCGCCTTATCGATCTCGGCGGCGATGTGTCTGGACCAGTCTGCATCGCTGTTTATCGGGCGTCCGCACTTGCAATCCAGACCATAGGGGCGGTGCTTCTCGGCGACCTCAGCCATCACGTCTTGCGCCTCGCTCACTTCGGCCATGCCGTCGCTCCCGTCAATTCGTAGACTCCCTCGGCGATGATGCGTTGATCCGGTGACCCTGGGAAGTACAGCCGTTGAGTGAACTGCCCTGGTAGCTTTCGCATTTCGTCGGCCCAGTCGATCGTGTCGAGGTCGACGTCGTTGTAGAACATGCTGAACCACGGGGTGGGGTCGAAGGGATCGTCTGGCACGTGGCTCCAGTCAAGCGCGGGCCAACACTTGAGCACCCCGCCCCAATCGCTCATCGCGGCCACTTCACCGCCTCCAGTCCGGTGTAATGACGTTCCTTGACTAAGAACGGCATTCGCACGCTGCGATCGAGCTTCATGGTGCCCATGAGCGCGAGAATGATCGCGTCGGCGATGTCGTGGTTGCGGATCGGGACACCGGGGTACCAGGCACACACGGCGGGCAGGATGGCCTTCTTGTCGGCGTTGCCGTTGCCCACCGCCCACAGTGGGCGGGTTTTGGGGTTGATGATCGCGACGGGCATCTTGCGCCGGCGCAGCGCCGGGTATAGGTGATGCCACAGGCCCGCGCGGTCGAAGTAGTGACCGGTGACCTTGCCGCCCGGTACTTCGCCTTCCATGGCAACCAGATCGGGGTTTGGGGCGTGGTGGTCGATCCATGTCAGGATGGCCTTCTTGACGGCCAGGATGCGCAGGGATCGGTCTTCGTAGCTTGCGCCTTTGTGGCATCCCCAGCCGATCGAGTGCATTGCCGTGGGTCGTCCGTCGGTGAGCACGGCGAGTCCGGTGCTGACGAGGCTCGGGTCGATGCCAATGACGGTGGTCACTTCTGGTACCTCGGATATCCGGTGAATGGGGCATTTTCGAGAACTGTCGCGAGGTTGCGCAAGGCGGTGGCCGCGCTGGGGGCACCGTGCCCTTGCTCGTAGTCTGCGGCGTCCCCAGCGAAGAGTCGCGCGAGCCTGAGTCCGAGGTCGATCCCATCCTCGAATGCCTTCTGTAAATCGCTCACCGCGCACCCACCTTGGCGCCGCGGTTCCAGCACGGCGCGATTGCGTCGGTGCCGTGTGGTGTCTTGCACCAGCCGTTGGCCTCGGCGCCGCAGTTCTGGCACGGGAACTCGATCTTGTCGGCGTAGGCCGCGATGACGGGGCCGCGAGAGGCGCTCGGGCGTGGGCGGCGGGGCACGTAGGGGCGGGGATGCTCGCTCATCGGTGAACCTCCTTGTGGAAGGCGACAATCGGGACGATTGGGTTGGGTCTGACGCACGCCCCGCAGTCCCAGCAGCGCCGATTGCCGTTGGCGTCGCGGTAGTGCCATCGGTCGTGGCTGCATGCGCGCATCTTGGTCACGCGTTCGTCGATGTCGAGTTCATTCATCGCCGGCAGCCTTCTCGAGTGCGGCGCGGGCGAGTGCGGACCCCTTGGCTGCCGTTTGTCCGCGGTCGATGTGATCGCAGACATGGGTGCCGCGGTACCCGTCGTCGTCGCAGAGCTCGCACACGGCGACCGCGGCGAGCTTGGTCTCCAGCGCTGCCTGTTGCTCGGCTTCGCGTTGCGCCCGTTGCTGTTCGCTCATCGCCCAGTCCCATTGCGTGCGTCGTTCCCGGGCGTCGCGGCAGGCGTGGCACGGCTCGCTGGTCCCGCCAGGGTGTCTCGGGCAGTGAGGGGGTGGGGGGTTGGTGGGGTCGGGTTCGGCGCCCTGGTGACCTTCCGTACTTGCGTAACCCCTATTAGGTGCAGGCTGTAGGGAATTAGGTTGTATGTGCAGGTGCAGGGAATCGGCTTGGGTTTCCGATTGGGTTTCGGTACCGGGGTCTTGATTACCGTTCCGGTTGGCTATGTCGTTCCCGTTTTGATTGGTAGTCGGTACCTCTTGGGGATCGGTATTCGGATTACCGAACGTGTCCACATACGGAACCTCATCCGAGGTCTTGGCGGTCAGTAATATCTCCACCGATTCGCGGCTGATCGCGTGCGTCCACGATGAGTAGTCGGGGTGCTCCGACTTGTCCCGGTGGACCTCCGATGCGATCACAGCCTTTAGCTGACGCGAGGACACACCGAGGTACGCGTCGGCCACGGCCACGGCCATCTTGGGGTTGCGTAGCAGCTCTTCGGAACGGATGTACGCCCGCACCAACACTTCCTCGGTGTCCTCGTCGAAGAGGGCGAATCGTTCACGTTCCAGCTCGGCGGCCGCTGCTTCGATGTAGTCGACCGTGAGCCCGGCGGCCTTGTTGATGAGTCGCTTCGGCCGCCAGTCGGTGACACCGCAGTGCGAGAGCTTGGGGTCTGGGATCAGGATCCGGAAGTACAGCCACTGCGCCGCGGCCGTGAGTTCCTCGACGTGACCGTCTCCGGCGATGCTGATCCGGATGCGCGCATATTCCCGTGCCATGTTCGTCTATCCCTCTTTTGTCGTTGTCTGGTTGGCGATCACGTCCAGCACCTTGCGCACCAACTGCCACGGTCCATCCCCATACCGGTGCTCAACTGTGGTGGTGTGCCAGGTGCCGTCACACTTGGTCTGTGCGACATAGGTGTTCACTTCGTCGGGGTGTGGTCGGCCCGGCGTGGTGCGCTGAATCGTCATCCCCTCGGCGATCGACTGGCCGTTGACGTGCAGGGTGAAATGGAGCGTCATCACGCCACCGCCTTGCTGTAGCAGCTGAAATCACATGACGGGTCGCAGAGGTACGGGCAACCACCATCGGTACGCCGGGGCAGGCCCTTGTGCTTGCGGATGAGTCCGTTTGCGCGCAGCTTGTATTCGCGACGGCAGTATCGGCACGTGCCCATGCCGGGGTAGAACTCGGTTCGTCCGCGCACACTCCCGGGTAGCGGGATTCCATCGGGATCTGGGCAATGGTCGGCCATCAGCGCACCGCCCTGGGGTATTGGTCCCACGTGCGGCCGTCTAGCTCGCGCCCCGCGCGCTTCTTGCCGAGACGCCAGAGGCTTTCCTCGGGGTAGACATCGCATCCGTGGTGGTCGTCCCACCGCCGACGTGCCTCGTCCGTCATCTGCCCAAGCGGCACGGTCTCGCCCCATTGCTTGAACAGGAACGGCACGCCAGCGGCTACGCATTGGTCGCGCAGTGAGCGCGCCCAGTCTGGGTGCATTGGCCTTGCGCCGGGGCCTGATTCGCCGCCGACGATCACCCAGTCGATGAATCCAACGCCGTGGGCCTTACCGATACGACGACCGATCGCGTTGTTCTCGGGCGACGGGGTCCGCATGACGGGGTGAAGCCAGTGCGACGGGAGATTAATCGCCCCGAGTAGCGGCTCGGCGCTGACGAACCGCGCAGCGGCCGGGGTATCGAGCAGTGCCGCGATACGGAGGTCGGCACGTTTCTGATCCTCGGCGCTCACGCCCAACCAGACGTTGGGCAGTGGCCAGCCGGACCACGGCCAGTCCTCCATCGACGGGCGCCCCTTCGGCATCTCCAGCTGTCCCCATGCGTCGTAGACCTGCTGTTGAAACTCGCCGTCTCGCAACAGTGCCCCCATCCGCCCGTGACGCTTAGTGAGCAGCTGAAACGTGTGCTGTGGCGCCAGCGCCATCACCGCGAACACGCGAGCTATGTACTCATCAGGAACCTTGTCGTGGAACAGATCTGACATCGAGTTGACGAAGATCCGGCGCGGTTTGGTCCAGCGCAATGGCAAGTCGAGCTTGTCGGGTCGCAGCTGCACATCGAACCCGTTGACGAAGTAGTGGCCCTCGGTTCCGCGCCAGCGCTCGGCGAACGTCTCGGCGTAGCAGTGATCGCAACCGGGAGATACCTTGTCGCAACCCGTGATTGGATTCCACGTCGCGTCGGTCCACTCAATTCCAGTCTTGTCGCCCATCACTCACCCCTTCTGTATTTCGTGTGGCACTTCTCGCACCGGGGCCGACCGGCGCTGTGCGGCTCGGTCCTACAGTCGACGCACAACCCAGCGCGGTAAGCCGCTGAACTCTCGGGGGTGCGGCTCATGATGCATCGCCTAGCGAAAGCTGCTGCGATATGGGGCGGTTGACCCACAGAACCTCGGTGCGTGTCACGTCCGTACCGCCTTGGCTTGTCGCCGCCATCTCGATTCGGCCCCAGTCGACCAAGGCCTCGCTATAGAGCCGCGAGTCGTACCCGGACAGCACGACCGATGCGCGGCATCTGAGCAGCGATTCCAGTAGTTCGACGTGCAGCTCGGGCTCACGCATTTCGATCCGGTACCCATTGCCCGTTGCCCGACGCACATCCCCGAGGTACGGCGGGTCCACGTACAGGCAGCACCCAGGATCAGAACCGTATTGCGCGATCACTTCAAGGGCCGGCCTGCATTCCAGACTCACGTGGTGCAATCGTTGGGCTGCTGCGGCCATGCGGTTGACGTAGGCCTCGAGATAGTCGCCCATGGGGATAGATGAGCCGTTCGGGTTCACGAACATTCGCCATCCGGTTTGGCGCATTGTGCCGCCGCGTCCCTGCGCGATCTGCAACCAGACAAGCCGGGCAACCTCGATGTCATCGAGCCGGCCGAGGTCGGCGGCCCGGGCCTCGAGGTATTCACCGCGCGAGTGAGGGGTAAGCGCGCATACACGCATCAGCTCGTCGGGCTGCTCGCGGAGCACCCGCCAGAACGTCATCAACAGGCCGTCGAGATCGTTGACCGTCTCCATCTTGCTCGGTTCCTTGGCGAGCAGCACCGCCAAGGAGCCGGCGAACGGTTCGACGTAGTGACCATGTCGCGGAAGTAGATCCGCGATGCGGCGCGCGAGGCGCGTCTTGCCGCCGAAGTAGGCCATCGGGGGCGCGGTCACGGTCGCTCGTCCCTCGCGTCGTCTCGGTCACCGCACATGCCGTCGTGTGCGTACGGATGTCTTGGTGCCCGGTCCATCTCGGTCATGGCGTTACGGGCTGCGCGCGCTTCGTCGATCTCGGCGACGTAGATGGCGTTCACTCGAACCACTCCGACCACTGCGGGTGGTCGAACAGCTCGGACCATGGCTTGCCGAACAGCGTCACGGAGAGGAGGTCGAGCGTTGCTTCGGTAACCGAAATGACGATCGGCGTGATGAACTCAATTACCGCGTACGGGATGTTCTGCACCTGCCACCAGGTGACCGGCGGGTGCTCGCCGAGTGGGTAGTCATCGACCACCGCGGCGGGAGCAGAATCGCCGCGGTGGTCGATGACCGGTTGGGTGGGCATTTACTCGCCGTCGCCCTCGGTGCCGTCGGAGAACGCCGGACCGCCGGTGAACTCGACGACCGTGCTGTCACCTTGGGTGTCGGCCTGGTCGTCGTCAGCACCTTGCGGGTCGCCGTCGGCCTCGAATAGGGGCTCTTGGCCGTCAATTTCGGGGGTCTCGGCGCCATTCTTGGACTTGGGCTTGGGCATCTGATCACCGAGCGGCCATGCCACGATGATCTTTGCTTGCCGCACAGGCACTTTCGGGCTGTCCGGGGTGTTCTGATCGAAACCGGCGTGCTTGATGTACAGACGCGCCGAGATGTCGATGTATTCGCCGGCCTCGGGCGGATCACTCAGGGTCATGAGCAGGGCTTGACCGAGCCGGATCTCGGTCGGGCCGGCAGCCACGCCGTCGTCAAACTTGTCGAGTTCGTTGGTGGATTTCAAATCTGCGGGCTTCTCGGTTACTTCGGCCATGATGCGACTCCTTCATCTGTTGCAGTAGTGGTGCTTTCGGATATTTGGGCACGCTGGGACTTCTCGTACTCCAAAACTTTGATGAGCATGCTTGCCTCGTCGCAGGTCAGCTCCTTGGACGATTTCAGTTCGCGCACAACCTCATCGCTCATCCACTTGAGCCGTGCAGTGCGATAGGCGAGGCCGCATTCCTTGGACAGGATGTTGAGCTTGTACAGCTGCTTGTCGGTGATCATGCGCACCGCTGGCGCGCTCATTCGGCCAGCTCCGGTGTGACGATCTCGGAATCGTCCCCGTCGTCACCTGGCGTACCCGCGGTTTCGAGGATGCCAATCGCCTTGTCGGCTTCGTCGCGGCTGAGATCCTTGGTGCCGGCCACGCTCCGGCCGATAGCTCGACCGATCCACGCGAGCGCCGCGTCCTTGTCGTCGAGGCCGCATTCGAGCAGCAGTGCGTACAGCCGCTTGGACTGATCCGAGGTGATCGTGTCGGATACTGCGGGCAGCGGGTCGACGATGAACGGTGCCCGTCTGCCTCGGGTCACTGTGAGCGCAACAGTCATCCGCTCGTCGATGTCGCTCATGTGCGAGATCCGGATGCCGCCGACCTCCTGGCCGCCGAACCTGATCGCGGGGTCGCAGTACAGCGTCATGCGCCGACCTTGGTATTTCGATGCGTCTGGGCCCCATGCCGCGACCATCACGCGTCGCATCGACTTGCACGGCTTGAACGGGCGCCCATCCCCGAACTCGACAAGGGCCACCTTCACAGGCTGGTCGGCATCGCCTCGTGAAACACCCTTGATGGTCACCGTTTTCGGGCCGATGAGCAGATCTTCGGCATTCAGCTGGTCAGACTTCGGGACTATGGTCTCGCTGATGTCCATGTCAGATATCCATTTCGTCGTCGCCGTGCGCCCACTGGGGCAAGAAAATTGGAGTGACTTCGGGTGAGCGGCCCGGCCACTTCCCCTCCGCGCTGCAGCGCTGGTAGATGCCGATCGCCTCGCGCATCTGGCGCTTGGCCTCGGCCTTGTCGATGGGGTCCTGGTACTCGAATACCGACACCTCGTAGGGGGCTTCCTTCTCCTGCACCACGAACAGGAACCGCGGGTTGTCATGCAGCTTGAGTAGTTGCGCAACGTGCCGGTACCACGCCTCTTGAATGTGGTAGCCGAAGTCCGCTGCCTTGCGTGAGAACGCGTCCACTTCCGAGCTGACCGCGGTCTTGTAGTCGACGATGGTGCCGTCGCCGGTGATCCAATCCGGGCGCGCCTTGAGACGCACACCCGTTTCAGGGTCGGTGCTTACGAGTGACACCTCTGCGTTTCCGCTGGCGAATAGTGGCCCAGCGGTTGGGTGTTCACGCACCTTGTCGGCCATGGCCTGCGCAATCTGGTAGTCGTCAACATGCACGGGCACGCGGCCCTCGGCTCGTGCCTCGGCCTCGGCCTCTTTCCACGTGTCGGTGGCACGGGGCGATTTCGCGATCGCGCCGCCCTTGGTGAGTCCGTGAATCGCGGGCTCCAGCACGCAAATCTCAGCCCCGGCGCCCAATAGCACGCGGTGCGCCATACGCCCAAAATCCCATTCGGGCTTGGTCTCTGATGGATTGTCCATGCGCCACCGGAACATTGCCGGTGTCGACGGCGGCAATAGCAGCCGCGCACCCGAGCTGGACAATGCCGACCGGTCGGCGTGGTACTCGGTATCGGAGATGCCGGCGTAGACACCATCGCGAGTCAGTTCGATCACGATGCCCACCCCTTGGCGAGCCTGTAGTCACGCACGATTTGGGTCATGACTGAATCGAGTGTCCTTCCGTAGCGAGCGGCCATGCGCGCGAACGTGGCCGGGTCTTGGTTCATGGTCTTGGCGATCTCCCAGTCGGAGCGGCCGATGGCATGCATTTCGTCGTACTGCTCAGGCCAAGGCCGATCCGACAGAAAACACGAGCGACACATTCCCCGAACCTGTTTGGGCCGCTGGCCGCATTTGGTGCAGTTCATGCGGCAATCGCCTCCCGCATCTCGTGAATGTCCTTGATGATGTGTCGCAGCGTGATTCGACTCGGCGCCGTGATGGCGATCGTGAATGGCTGGTTACTGCCCGGACATTCATTGCTCGCGCCGTCGAAATGCGCGTAGATGTTTCCGTTCATGGTCTGCTGGGCATCCCGCCAACACACCGGGCAAAAGTGGCTGCTCACCCTTGGCCCCCTTGCGATTTCAGCCAGGTCTCGATCTGCCCGATTGTTTCGACGATCGGGTCGTTGGGATCGATGAACTGCGAGCACAGGCGATAGACCACACGACCGGCATAGGAGGTGATGCCCATACGCGCAGCGTCCTGGCGCAAATGCCCGAGGATGTGCTCAGCGCCAGACCTATCCAGGAAGATCGCCGGCTGGTTTGTCCCTGGAATGCTCGCTAGGGTGCCGTCGGGCTGCATGATCGCGTAGTGCAACTCGTAGCCCTCGGGGATGTTGAGGCTCATCAGTCCTTTACCCCCAACCAGCCGAGTAGGTCAAATAGGCTGGGCGCCAGGTAATCCACCATCTTGTACATCAGCTCGGGAGTGCACGGATCTTCCAGCAAGATCGCCGTGCGCTTACCGGCGCCAATGGCCCACCCGAGTTCTAGGTGCGCAGAACGCCCACACGGCAGTACCAGGACGAATGTGTCGGCTGCCTCCATGGCCTCGAAGTCGGAGTTGAATCCCTCAACGGAGCGGGGATGCTCCAGCGCAGTCAGGTAGTCCTCAACATGCGACGTATCGCTGTTTCGCTGTAGCCCAACCTCGGACCAATGGAACCCGCTGCCATTGGGTGGATTCTTGAAGTCGTACACGTCGAACCCGGCTGCGCGAAGCGTATGAACCACCCCGCCTTGCAGGTGATTACGCCAGGAACTTGCCACGTAGATCTTGGATGTCTCAGTCACCGACCCACCACCTCGCGGTACTCTCGCATGCTGATCTGGTTGCGCAGACGCGTAATCACGCCGCGCAGTGCGGCATTCGACCGGCGTAGCCTCTCGTTGCTGCGCCCGCGCGCCTCATAATCACGCTCACAGCGAGCCTTGTCGGGGTGCTCCAGAGACAACACGACGTACCCCTCGGCAATGCCCGGCATAGACGCGCTGTTGAGCACGTGCGTGATGTTCCATTCGCGCCATGGGCGACCCTCGAAGACGATGCAGTCGCCCGCCTGGTAATCCACATCCGCGCGTCGGGGCAGGTGTGTCAACTTCCCGTCCCACAGCATCCAATGCCAGTGGTCGCAGATCGTGACCTTGTGCAGCGTCACCCCTTGGCCCCCTTCGGCAGGACGTTGAATCGCCGTACGATCTCTTGTGCTATATCGAGATTTGGACGTGTCGGGTCGGTCATCATGTCCGCGATCTGCGCGACTATGCGATCGTCGGCGTCTAGGTCGGACTCCCATTGGTCGGCGAGTTGGCGCAGATACACAGGGCTCCAGTCGGTCTGGCTTGCACGCCCTGGGTTGTCGTCTCCGACGTGGATACGCGTAGCGTCCTGTAGCGCGCCCGCTGCGTCGCGCATCTTGGCGATGAGTTCCCGTGTGGGCTTGGGTGTCTCGGCCATCACCAGACCGCCTCCGATGCGCGAATCGCGGCGCTGGCCTCGTCGCGTTCGGTATGGCGCGTAGCGAAGAACCGATCCAGCTCGCGTTCGAGGTGCGGCATATCGTCACTCAAGTCGACGCCCGCAGCCTCGGCGGTCTCCTTTAGCGCGTCCATGGCGCCGGTGACCTTGTCGATAACGTTGTTGAGGTTCAACACGTTTGGCGTGGTGTCGGTTGTCACGCGGCCACCCCCACCTGCGCGAATACGCCCGTGACAACGATGGCCACGAAGGCGATCAGCAGTAGCACGGCCGACCGGTCGCGGTATCGCCCGCGACGGTGCACACGAAGATCAATCCCCACTGCAACGCCGAACAGCGCCATCACTACGACGAATTGCGTGTACTGGTGGTTGGACAGGGCGGCCAGCGCGTACACGAGAGCGAGAAACGCGACGGTCCAGAATGCGTGCCGCATGATCGCGGTGCGGACACCCTCGACGCGCGCAATGGGTACTTGGATACGGTGGGACATGACCGGCCTCCTTTAGGCTGGTTGTAGAGGCCCCGGCGGCGGGTGAACTTTGGCGAGCGAGCCCGCCGTCGGGGTTTTTCCTATTCAGTTGTCAGACATGACGATTCAGCGCTTCTTGCGCCACCATCGGCGACGTGGCGGGTTCTCCCCTGTGCTGCGCGGCTGCCATGCACCAAGCCCGTCAGCGACAGAGGCGGCACTGACGGTGGTAGTGAAGTCCACAAGCGGCTTCTGCTGACGCTCGAAGAGTGCGTCGATGGCCTGCGCGTTCAGATCGCCAACGATGGCGGCGCTGATTGCGCCACCGATGGAATTCGGCTTTGACTCACGCGCCGCCTTGGCAGCCCGCTCAGCCTCGGCGACCGCCTGGTCAGCGACCTTGCGCAGCCGCACCGCCTCGTCCTTGCGTTCGTCGTAGGCGCGGATCTCGGCGCGGATGATCTGTATCAGCTCCTCGCCGATCGAACGGTCTTTCGCGGTGCTCACGAGGCGACGGCCTGTTCGAGAGCGATCAGCGTGCGTATATCAACTTTCAGGACCTCGGCTACCCGGTACAGCTCACTGATTGAGAACGAGACGTGACCGGACATGCGCCGTGAGATCGACATAAAACTCAGATCCATAGCGTTGGCGAGCGTCTGCTGACTAACTCGCCTACGCGCCATTTCGGCGCGGACGTTGGCCGCTACTCGCTGATCGATGGTGGTAGCCATGAATGACATGGTTGTAGTTCTACAGCTCAGTTGTAGAAGAAGCAAGCGATTGGGATGAAAAAATGCGATGTGTCGATGGTTTCTACAGATGAGCGTTAGTATCTACATCAGATCTGGTGTAAAGTGCTTTACATGTCCACATTGATGGTTGTTGATCACGATCGCGGCGCCGCGGCTGTCGCTCGCCGGGTTCGCGAGGAATGCGCCCGCTTGCAAATCAAGTACTACGAGCTCGCACGGGCGATTGGAAAGTCGCCGCAGGCGATCTCATACCGGATCAACGGCAAGGTTCCGTGGGATGTCGAGGAATTGCACCTCGCCTCAGAGGCGACTGGCATGTCCTACGACTACATAACAGCTGGCCTCAAGACGATTTCGGATGCGAGCAAACCGTTGGTGGAGCCGAGCGGTAGCATTCTTACTCGTGAGTAA